TTACCACCGATGGAACAATTACACTTGGAACAACCGCGCTTGTATTTACGCAGTTCTCTGGGTCTGGCGCAGTTACTGGCGGCGCTGGACTTACCCTCACTGGAACTGACCTTGCGGTCAACGTTGATGACTCAACCATTGAGATTGCCTCTGACACCCTTCGCGTCAAGGACGCCGGGATTACTGCAGCAAAGCTTGCAACCAGCGCTGTTGATGTCTCAACCTCAACAGTAACTGGAACACTTCCAGTCGCTAAGGGTGGTACTGGAGCAACAACTGCGTCTGACAACACAGTATTCGCGGGTCCAGCAACTGGCGGTCCTTCCGCTCCTTCGTTCCGAGCGCTTGTCGCTTCGGACATCCCAAGCCACAGCACCGATAAGCTCACAAGCGGCACCCTCGGTGTTGCGCGTGGCGGTACTGGTGCAGCAACGTTTACCGCTGGTATCGTTAAGTCAACTGGCGGAACCGATGCGCTGACAACGGGAAGCACCGTCTCGCTTACAACTGAAGTAAGCGGCACGCTCCCAGTCGCCAACGGCGGTACTGGCGCCACGACACTCACAAGCAACGGCGTCATCATTGGCGCAGGAACCAGCGCACTTGCCGCGACGACTGCGGGAACTGCGAATCAGGTTCTGCGTATCCCAAGCGGCGGTGGCGCACCTGCGTTCGGCGCAGTTGACGTCAGCTCTGCATCCGCTGTCACCGGTACCCTTGCACTCGCAAACGGTGGTACTGGCCAGACGACGGCAGCAGCAGCACTTGCGGCCCTTGGCGGCACGCGAAAGCACGCGGCAACTATCGGGGATAACTCCGCGACAACCATTACGGTTACTCACAACTTTAATACGTTAGATGTGGCCGTTGAAGTCTATGAGGTTGCCAGCCCGTACCAGAAGGTTTATCCTGACATCGTTCATGCGACCGTGGACACGACTGACTTTGTGTTCTCTGCGGCGCCTACAACCAACCAATACAGGGTTGTTATAATCGGGTAAACTCCCCCTGGAGGTGACCCGTGCCTAAGATTCTAAGCAAGATCAATCTGCCGCAGTACGCGGCCGCCCCAGGCTCCCCTACCCAGGGGGACATGTACTACAACACGTCAGACGACAAGATCTACGTGTATACGGGCTCGGATTGGGTTGAGGTTGGGGGTGGCGGCGGCTCTGGTGACATCACTGCAGTTGTAGCCGGGTCCGGCCTAACTGGTGGGGCATCTTCTGGATCTGCAACTCTTGACGTTGACACCACCACCATTGCCACGAGGGCATATGTTGACGAAATAGCCGCTGGGCTAAACTGGCACGCTGGCGTGCACTCCGCAACGGCTGCAGTGCTTCCAAATAGCCCAACCTATACTGCCGGAACAGCCGATGCATCAGATGGATACGGGATTGGCGCAACACTATCTGGAACCACCAACGGAAGGCTTGAAGTTGACGGAACCCTTGCGACAACTGGCGATAGGATGCTTGTCAAAAACCAATCTGATGCTAAACAAAACGGTATTTATATTGTAACAAGCCAAGGGTCAGGTGCGACCACATGGCTCTTGACTCGGGCTCCAGATGCAAATAACAGTGTCCCAGGTCAGCTTGCCAGTGGCGATGCCGTTTATGTTTATCCAGAAGCTGGAAGTATCAATAAGTCGCAGGGCTTTATACTTTCATCGTTTGGAACATCCACAACCTACTGGTCTGCCCATATAATCGGGACTGATAATGTTGTATGGAGTCAGTTCACTGGTCTTTCTGGAATTACAACTGGGAGCGGCTTATCTAAATCAGTAAACACAATAAATGTAGATTATGGCGACGGGCTTAAGATTGATGTGAACGATGCTGTTGCAGTTGATCTTGACTCCACGATCAGCAGCACATCAACAACAAAGGCAGCCACGGCATCAGCAGTAAAGCAGGCATACGACCTAGCGTTTTCTGCCAACACCACCGCCGACGCCGCAGTTGCAAAAAGCGTTCTTGTTGGCAAGGGCTCCATTCTTACCGCCAGCGCATCCGCAACTCCAACTGGGCTTTCTGTTGGTAGCGACAATCAAATTCTTATTGCAAACTCCGCAGAAGGAGCTGGTTTACAGTGGATTACTTCACCCTACGCAACCTCGGCTAATCCAGTTGTTACGGGGAAAATTGTTGTTGATAACAACGCAGGATCGCCTGCCGCGCTTGGAACATACAACTCAACTACAGTCATTCAAGGGGTTTCAGTTGATGGGGCAGACACAAACATTGTCCTTGACGCTCACGGGACTGGATTCTATCCGCACTTCGTTGCTAGGGCGACAAGGGGGACTGCGGCATCCCCAACCGCAACCCAGAGCGGCGACATTATCGGAGAGATTGCGTTCCATGGGTACGGCGCTACGGGCTTTGCCACATCTACTACTGGTGCAATTCGTGCCGTTGCTACAGAGAATTTTACCGATCTAGTAAATGGTGGAAACATACAAATCCTTGTTGTCCCAAACGCGGGAGCCTCTCTTGCCGTTGGCTTGACTGTAAGCGATACGGCGGTAAACATTCCAACCGGCTCTTCATTCAAGATAAACGGAACATCGGTTTTGTCCTCAACCACCCTCGGGTCAAACGTGATTTCCTCTTCTCTAACAAGCGTTGGAACGATTGGGACTGGCACATGGCAGGGATCAGCGGTGGGCATTGCTTACGGCGGCACGGGTCAGACCACCGCAACCGAGGCAGTCAATGCCCTGCTGCCCTCTCAGGCAAGCAACAGCGGAAAACTTTTGACAACAGACGGAACAAATGTCTCCTGGTATACTTTGAGCATAGCCAACGAGACAATTGACGGCGGGGGCGCGTAATGCCAAACATCATTAAGCCAAGAAGGGACACTGCGGCCAACTGGGCCTCGGTCAACCCAACCCTTGCGGCTGGCGAGATTGGCTACGACACCACTAACAAGCAGTTCAAGATTGGAACTGGCAGTACTGCGTGGACGTCCCTACCCTTCTCAACCGAAACCCCAGACGGGGCTCAGGCAAAAGCCGATACCGCAGAGTCAGACGCCATCTCATCTGCGGCTTCAGATGCGACAACCAAGGTCAGCACCCATGCTGGTCTGACTGCAACCCACGGCGTGTCTGGGGCCATTGTCGGGACAAGCGACACCCAGACACTGACCAATAAGACAATTGACGGCAACAGCAATACGCTGACCGTACTCAACGCTCAGACCACCGCAACTGCGTCAGCTAACAACAGCACAATTGTCCTTAGGGACGGAAGCGCAAACACTGCCATCAACCAGATTACCCTTGGGGCCGACCCAACGAGCGCAATGCAGGCGGTAACCAAGCAATACGCCGACAACATCTCGGCTGGTATCCATGCGCATGAGGCGGTTGATGCGGCAACGACCGCAAACCTTGCCTCTACTTACACGGCAGGCACTGCAGACGCCTCTGGCGGTCTCGGGATCGGGGCAACCCTTACGTCATCTTCTAATGGCGCCCTTGTGCTTGATTCCTATTCTGCAATTCAAAATGACCGAATTCTTGTAAAGAACCAGTCAACACATACACAAAATGGCGTATACAAGGTCACGACTGTTGGCGATGCGGGTACGCCGTGGGTTCTCACTCGGGCTAACGACGCGGACAACAGCCCAGCCGGAGAGCTCAACCAAGGTGACTTTGTTTTTGTCCTGAACGGGACAGTGAATGCCAACATGGGCTTTGTCATGACGTCCACGGGAACATCTACCAACCCAGTTGGCGCTATTAAAATCGGCACCGACAACATTACCTACACTCAGTTCACTGGCGCCTCTCAAATCACAGCCACCGCCCCGCTCCAGAAGTCTGGCAATACACTATCCATTGACGCAGCAAGCGGCTCAAACGCTGGCTCCATGAGCTCTGCTCATTACACAAAGCTTGAAACGCTTTACATGCCAATTTCATTCCACATCGCTGGAACCTTGGCAGCTGGAGTAAAGCAGCCAAGGTTTATCTCCCCCATCGCCTGCACGCTTGTCAACGCTCGAGCCTATGCTGGCGGCGGCTCTGGCGTGACCTATCGCCTCGTGAAGAACGGTTCCACCAACGGCAATACAAGCGCTTCGGTTGGCGGGGCCGTTGTGACCACCTCCCTAAGCACCGTAACGTCGCTTGCGATTGGCGACGTATTGCAGGTTGAGATTGTAGATGCCGGTACTTCAGGTGCAGATCTTTCAGTCACCGTGGAGGCCACCTTCTAATGGCAACGGTATCCGATACATTTAACAGGGCAGATACAAGCCAAGGAACTCTTGGGTCAACTGACACTGGTAATCTTGCGTGGCAAAATGCCACCCAGTGGAATATTTCCACAAATGCCGCAAACAATACCCAGTCATCAGATGTTTCATGGTGTGTTATCCCAAACTCAGATGCAGAGGTTGGAATTGAGACTGGAGTTGGCGCGACGCTAGGAAACGGCGTCGGGGCAGCGTTCTGGGTCGCAGATTCAAGCAACTACTGGATTTCTTACGTTTATGGTGAGAGATACCAAAGCGGGACAACTTGCGTTGGCGGATACTACTCATGTACGTCGTGCACTGGGTGCGGCGGCGGAAACATAAACCCTACGGTGTATACAACTGGTCAGAGCAATTCTTTCGTGTCAAATGTGGCATGTGGATGTACAGACACAACCCACGGAGCATGCTCCTGTAGTGAAAGCGGAGTTCCCTCTAGGGCATCTGGAACGGTTACGGAAACTCAGAGGGTATGCGGCACGGCAAACTGCGCTCAGCCATCAGGAAATAATGCACAAACATGTGAATCCAATGTTGTTGAAAACGCTACAAACTATAATCCTATTAGCGGAGGGAATCAAAAAGGTGGCAATGTCGCTAACACCCCGTGCTCTACATATAGTTCACCAACAACAAATGGAAAAAACGCTGGCAACCCGAGGTACACTAAAAATGGAACAAGTAAAAGCGGAGCTTCAGTTTTTTCTCCCGCAGGAACAAACGCTGGAAACCCAATTACTAGCCCGGGCGGGTGCAGCACATATAAAACAAACTACAACGCAATCAGTTACAACGCTATCACTGGCGGAAATTATGCAAGTGGCGGAAATTTAAAGACCGTATATAGCTGCGGATCTAGCAATTCATATGTTGGCACATGCGCAACCGACGCTTGTACCCCAGTTTCCGGGGGTTCCTACTCCTGCGGAAACACTACTTGTGGATCTGCTAACACGGTCTGCACATCATGTGGAACAACCGGAGTTGAGTCAACCATTACCTGCACCTGCACGGCGTCTGGAGGGAATACAAATGCTTGCAGCACATGCGTCCCAACGAGCGGCGTTGACTGCTATGATGCATGCTTGTCAACAGCTCCAGCCTATCAGTACAGGTATTACCTGAAGGTGGACAGGATTTCCTCTGGGTCTAGGACAAATCACTACACCTCAGCCGCCCTCTATGACAGCACATCTTCAACTGAAACCTGGGGCTCCATCAAGGTGGTGACGGCTGGTGGATCATACACCGCTACGGTATATACCGATGCCGCGTGGACGACATCCGCCGCAACGTCTGGGTCCCAGGCCTCCGGCCAGACAGACCACCTCTTCTCGGTTGGTCACGGGATGGGGGTTGCCCCGCTTGGGAGCCAAAACCCAGGAGAGACAAACCAGATAGACTTATGGTATGCTACCTATGTTTCATCCGGCGATAGCGTAGGTATTATAGTCGGATAAGTAAGCCTAATGGGAGGGAAAATGCCGCAGTACATTGACAGGCCAGAGGTCTCACAAATTCAAGAAACACCATGGACAAAGCTGCTGTCCGAGAACAGGAGCCTAGGTTCTGTTTTGTACTATTTCTCTTCTGAGTCCTGTAAATTCTGCAATGACGCAAACCCATTTATTGATGCAATCCAAGAAAAATACAAGGACGTTGGCCTTAGCATCCTTGCTGTTGATATAAACCGAAGTCCGTCAATTGCTGGTTCTGCTGGTGTAACTGGTGTTCCAGTCCTTATCATGACGCAGGACGGCAGCCCGATTAATCGAGTAGTCGGGTGGGCTAATGATATGGATACGGAAATTGAGTCAAATCTGGGCTTGACTGATCTATACGGCAAGTCGCCCGGTCTTCGCGGCGACCGACCCAGCACTGCATCAGCAGCGGCTGGAGAAAAGCAGGCATGCGAAGGCTGCGGCAAGGAAGAAAATCCAGCCGTAGCTGAACTTGCCGTAAATATCTCTAATGAAATTGAGCAGCTAAGAAGTGAAATTGAAAAAATAAAAGCAATCCTCAACCAAAAGGTAGATCGCTAAATGAGCGATAAAACCATTAAGTTCATTGCTGAAAGACCAGTGCTCAAGGAGTTCTGGCCGACCCCGATTGGAAAAAACATTCCTCAGTGGTGGAAAGACATGCCTGCATATGGCGGGTATGGTGGAGCCAAGCCAGACGAGAAGTCAGTGAGCAATGATGGCGATTACAACTCCACCATAAAAAGGTGTGTACCGATACTGGATAGCATGAGCCTTGGATATGTCTTGGTTACCGATCAGGACATCTATGTAGAAATAAATTCTATTAAAAATGAGGCTAATGAAAATACCGGAACGCAATTCAGGACAGCCTGGAGACCAGGAATCAGTGGGGGAAAGCAACTGGAGGGGCACTCGTTCGGTCAGGCAAAAGAACATCCAATAGCAAAGAAATACCAGAACCGCGACGTTTTTAAATATATCAGCCCATGGCATATCGTAACGCCCCCTGGTTATTCAACACTATTTATTCCACCAATGAATAATCCGAATGGTTTCTTTACCGCCCTGCCAGGGGTTGTAGATACTGATACCTATACAAATGTTGTTAATTTTCCATTTGTTGTTGAGAAAGAGGACTGGGAGGGAATTATCCCAGCCGGAACACCAGTCGTCCAGGTTTTCCCGTTTAAAAGAGAGTCATGGCAACTGGAAACAGAGGCTACCCCAGAGGATCTAGATAAAATCAATCATCAGCAAAGAGTGTTCAGCACATATATTTCTTCGGTATATAAAAGGTTTTTCTGGCAAAAAAAGGAATTTAAGTAATGAATATAAAAAATTCAATCTTGTCTTTCTTTAATCGGTCTACAGGAAAGACGGTTACATGGAGGCCAGAAGAGCTGCAGCTTGAGGGCACCGGCTTTGTTCATCCAATGCCAGCAAAAGACTACATCCCCCAATGGTATAAAAACATTCCCCAATACGTTCCTGGAATGCAAAAATTTAACCAGCAAAATAGTGAGTACAACCACACCGTTAAGGCGTGCGTGCCCCTTATTGATGCGTTTACCGCTGGATTCATCCAGGAGCTTTCAACAGACCTTCAGATAACAAAGAATGAGCGTGGGGAAACGAGGATCGCATGGCCCCAGCAATTTCTCTGGGAGCCAGTAAGGAGCCCGAGGAACCCCAATTCTATGTCTGGATTCCCGGCCCCAGAAGGGTACGAGCCAAACCCATATCTCTGGATTCAGCCGTTTGAGTTTGGCGTTCCTAAAGGGTGGTCGGTTCTTATAACTCATCCACTAAACCGAAATGATCTTCCATTTAGAACAATGTCTGCAATTGTAGACTCTGATGATTTTCCACTCCGATCAGAAATAACATTTTATTTAGACAAGAAATTTACTGGGGTCATTGAAAAGGGAACGCCAATATTCCAAATAATCCCAATAAAGAGGGAAGAGTGGAGCGCCAAGAGGCTTCCGTTTGAGCCATCCCACCGAGCCAAATATGTGCAACTGACTAGAAATGTGTTTGGCGGTGCATACCGAAAACTATTCTGGAAGAAAAAGACATATAACGATATTACTGAACACCAGCCAGCCAGCGGCATCCCCGCGGAGGGAAGGTGCCCGGTTATGCACGGAGAGTCAGTGAAAGAAGTTGGCGGTTCAAAATGAGTTCAAAGCCGTGGGACATGCTTAACCCAAACATTGGAAGAGTGAAAGACGGGGTGCTTGAAGAGCGCCTCAGCGCTTGCAGGTCTTGCGATCACTTTATCCGTCTTTCTGGTCAGTGCAAGAAGTGCCTATGCTTTATGAAGCTAAAGGCTCAACTTCCGCATTCCGAATGTCCAATTGGAAAGTGGGGTCAAAGCAATGACACCAAACCTACCCCATAGATATAGGTTTATTGCCCAGAATGGATTAACTGGGGAATCTGGTCAATATAAGGGAGATATAAACTGGGTCGTTGAAGGGCTTTACTCCAACTCAAACGGTCCAGTATTTCAGCGCGCACTGGGGCGGTGGATATCCTCTATCGGGGAAATAGATACTCTTCGTTTTGACGGGGACGGGGCTGGGGCGCTATCCTCTGGAGTGCTAAGCTTGATGAGCTGGGAATCAAGCCCAAGGGTGGTCTGCTCGGAATTTAGCCCAAAGCTTCAGGCGATTCTTCGGCGCAAGGGGCATTGTGACTCAATAATTGATGATGGGTTAATTCCCGAAAGGGACGGCGGGACGGCAGTGGTCATTGCAAATCAGTTCCTTGACGCGCTCCCGTTTACGGTGATGAGAAGGCTCTACCCCTCGGGGGCGGTGCAAGAGCTAGCAGTTGGGCATAACGGAGTGCCGTATTATGAGAATATTCCGAACTGTCAACTTGACGATAACTCCTGCGGCGATGTTGACCCAGCAAGCGGAGTTTTTGCCTATTCTCCCGCCAAATCAAACTACATTAGGAACATACTATCAAGGGTGGGAACAACCTACCTAGCAATCATAGACTGGGGTTTTGCAAAAACTGAGTCGCAGTACCTTCAGGATATGCTTGCCGGAAACCTTTTTCATTCCCCAACCCCATCTAGCCTTCTCAGGAGGCTGGCTATAGAGTCTGGGGCAAATGTGGTATTCTCGGATATGATAACGACATGGAAGCACATGGATTATCGCGAGGAAGAGCTAGAAGTGGATCTTTACCGAAGCCTTGTCCTGACAATCATAAAATGCGAAAGAAACACAAAGACTCGTCATTTAACCTGCAGTCTGGAGGAATAAAATGAGCCACAGGATTAAAATAATTAAGAATTTTGTAGAGCCAGAAGACGCCGCAAGAATGATTTCCCTTATTGACTCTGGTCCGCGCATACCTTTTATTGACAACCATAACCCAAACATTTCTGTGCTTTCTGAAAATAATTCTGAATCGCAGATGATTCTTAAAAAGTATTCTGACAAAATATTAGATGTCCACCGACAAGAATTTGGATGGGTTCCGCCGCTCTATACAACCCAATGTCACGCCTCCCTTTGGGGTGCTGGGGCAGAGGCGGGGGGGCATACTGACTCCCACACTGGTTCTGAACACATTATTTTCAGCAGCGTGATTTATCTCGGTGGAGAATTTACTGGTGGGGACATAGTGTTCCCAAATCATAATGTGCGGTATTCCCCTGAGCCGCTATCCGCCGTTATTTTCCCAAGCGGCGGCTGGGAGTACCTACATGAAGTGGAGCCCGTGACCAGCGGTCTCAGGTACACAATGCCAATGTGGCACACTGGGGAAAAAATGCGAGGATTAAGCCAGATCTACGCCAACAAGGGGAATAATTTCCTGTCCGATTTATGGGGAAATCAAAGAATTGCAGCTGTTATTGCCCATGATTCAGTGTGCGTCATATGACCAAAGATAAGCGCATAGCCATATTTCCAAACTACGGTCACTGGGGCAATGTTGACGTGAACCCAGAGTCGCTCCCCCGGCCAATGTCAAAGATGCTGGCTGACTGGTGGAAGGATATGCCGTCCCACGGCGGATTTAACGGCTTAGCCGACAACGACGACAGCATTAACATATTGAACGGAAACGAAATGCCCACTATCAAGCGGTGCATTCCAATCCTTGACTCGCTTACGCTTGGATATGGTCTTGTTACCACTGCCGAAATGTATGTAAAGCCATACACTGGCGACTTAAACACTAACGTTCCAGATTGCCCCCAAGAAGAGGTGGTGATTGAGGCAACGCACCCAAGACGGCTAGAAAGAATCCCGTCCCTAGAAATAAGCCATCATGACTACGGACAGGCCATGACCCACCCGCTATGCCAGAATTCTGGCCAGCGCTTAAGAAAAGTTTTTACCCCATGGAGAATTATTACACCTCCGGGATATTCTGTAATTATTACTGAGCCGCTAAACAACCCGAGCAAGTATTGGGAAATAGTCCCTGGGGTAATTGATTCTGACCAATTTGCGCCACAAATCAACTTTATGATGGTGTTCAAAGATCCTCATTTTGATGGGATTGTTCCAGCGGGAACACCTTTAGCCCAGGTGATTCCCTTCAAAAGGGAGTCCTGGTCGTCATATATTTCTGACTCAGAAGAAGACGCAGCAGAACTGGAGCGCGGCGGTTTAAAAATCTTTGCACGGCTCAATAGCGTATTTAGGGCCCCATACAAGAAATTCTTTTGGGCAAAGAAAGAATTTAAATGAAGATAGGCGTCATAAATCTTAAGTCAAGACCGGACAGGCTTGAGTCTTTTTCTTGGGCAATGCGCGGGATTCCATTTGACTTAATGCCGTCCATAAATGCTGCTGATGCTAGGGCTGAGGGATGGAGCGCAGACCGCGAATGGAGAGATTCGCATACGGGTAAAATTACAACCGACGAAGAGGTTGCGTGTTTTGTTAGCCACCTTCAGTCCTGGGGGGTTTGCCAGCGAATAAACGAGCCGCTTCTAATACTAGAAGACGACGCGATACCCCTAATTCAGCCGCGGTTTGAACTTTATGAAAGGGCCATAAAGGAATATGACATCCTATACCTTGGATATTCGGAAAATATTCCATCTAAAATTATTCGCATTGACGACGATCTGATTAAGCCAAGATATCCCTACTGGCTTTCTTCGTACATTATTACCCCAAAAGGAGCGGAGGCGCTCATCAGGGCGAATACGCCAAAAGCCATTATACCAGCGGATGAATTTGTCCCCCTTATGATTGGATATGATCATTCTGACAACCCATTGAGACTAAGGTGCCACGGGGACAGGGTTCAATCAATGGGGAAATATGAAAAGATAAGTGCGGCTGCCCTTAAGGTCCCAGATTTTGTTCAGGCTGGCGCTGTTGCGCGGCCAGGGATATCCCTTAACAACAGTCTTGGCGTAAATCCACCATGGCATTCATCTATAGTAAAAACTCAATCCGTACACACATGCCCAGCAACGCCGTAAGAAAAAGTATTTATGTGGCGGTATCCGTATTGGAGCGTGATTCCGAGCTCCCAGTCACTATATTGTCGTGCCTGCAAAACAGATCAGGAAATAACGACGTCTCCATAGGTGTTGCTTACATATCTACGGAAGAGTCATTCGCTAGCCAGCAGCAAGAATCTCCAGACATATTCTCTATACCAAATGTAATAATTAAGCATTTTTCACTTGCAGAAAATTATGGGATTGGCAAAGGAAGAAATGCAGCGTATTCCATGTACGGGGACGAAGACTACGTTCTACAGGTTGACGCGCACTCTTATTTCGTAAAAGACTGGGACAGCAAACTGATTGAAACGCATAGCCGGGCTTTAAAAATAACAAACAATGAGAGAACAGTTATTACCGGAGTTCCCGAGCCCTATTGGTATCCATTGCAAAAAAACTACGAACTTGACTACAGTGAAAGTGATGTTGTCGGTTATCCGTATTGGATGACGGGTTGGTGGTGGGTAAAGGACGCGATCCCAAGGTGGAGACACAAAAGCCCGAGCCATGTGACAATGAACCTAGAAAAGCTTGTGACCGAAACGGGGTTTGCACCAGCCATAAAGGTCACTGGTGCATTTATGTTCTCAACAAGGATTCTTGTGCAGTATGTTGGGCTCCACCCTGAATTTTTGTTTTGGGAAGAGGAGATTGTTCAGTCAATTGAGTTGATTGACAATGGATTTAGTCTAGTTTACCCGTATGTTACCTGCCCAATTCTCCATATGTATTGCGAGGAGAAAACTGAAGAGTATGGAGATAGGGCAAACATTAAGGACCTTGCTGTGGGCGTCGGATTAGCAGGGGACATCTTTGAGGAAATTAATAAAAATATGCAGAAATATTTTACAAATCCAGATAACAAAAACAAAATTAAGGCATATGAGGCGTATGCTGGGGTATATCTTGGAGACGCCAACAGAAAAATGTACTTTAAGTTTAACAACCTTGTCAGAAGGAATCAATACGAATATGCAAATGTAGGGGCTTATCCAATTGATTAAAAGAATTTGGATCTTATGGTTTCAGGGATGGGATCGGGCCCCACGTGTCGCAAGGATTTGCCTAGATTCATGGATCAAATTAAACCCAGATTGGGAAATAATTCGCCTGACAGAAAAAAACATCACAGACTATGTGCCAGAGGCTATTGCCCCTAAATATCTTTCACCACAAAAGCGCTCGGACCTAATTCGCCTATACCTTATGCATGCGTATGGGGGCGTGTGGACTGATGCTAGCGTTATGTGCCTGCGACCATTAGATGAGTGGCTCCCCTTGCGGGAGGATTTTTGGATGTATCAAGGACAGAAGTGGATTAATGCAGGGAAGGGATGGGAGGCGCACGAGCCGGTCGGGGTTCCGGGCGCGTGCGGGTGGTTTATGGCCTCAACGAAAGGTTCAAGAATTCCACTGATTTGGATTAGCGCAATGCAGTCCTATCTGGGCGCTCATGGTGATGATGACTATTTCCTTATAGACAAAACGTTTATTGAACTCCTAGAAGTTAATGCGGAGTTTTCTAATCTGTGGTTAAGTGTTCTGCATTCTGATGCCCTAGAGCCAGGCGGGCCAGCTGCACTTGCTAGAATTGAAACAGATCAAAACCCAGAGGTGGTGGCAGAGATTGTCAAAAGACACCCAAACATTATCAAGCTGACCTATGTTGACGAAGGGTTGGACTGTAATGTAAACTCGGTAATACGGGAGGCATGTCGCCTCACTGGTCAAAATTTTGGAGGACAAAATGTCGGATAACATTCAGATCACAGTAGAAGACCTTCTAATGTGGTATGATTTGACACGAACCGCAAGTGCGGTGGGTCAGAGTATAGGAGAAAAATATGTCGGAAGATGGAAAAGTATCAATTGAAGATATGCTCAAAAAGATTGGGTTTATGTCAATCCAACTTGATGTAGCAGCTGAAAACATCAGGGTATTGCAGGCGGAAATTACCCGCCTGCAGGCAGATGAAATTATTGTTGATGATATTAAGGCAGTCGATCCGGAGCAGAAAAAGCAGAAGTAGCTTTTATTGCGGTCATGTAAAGCTTTCTATATAGTGTGCACATCAATCTCTTTGCACAACACATGGAGGCCGCATGACCGCAAACAATATCCAGCAAATTATTGATCGGCTCGACAAGCTTGACGAAGATATTTCCTCCATGCGCATTGAGATGGCGGAAACCCGCGGGGCATTCCGCCTGGGGAAATTCATAGTAGGACTTCTTGGCCTGACGGGGATTAGCTCCCTGGCGGCATGGCTTGCAGCACAGGGCAAGTAATGAGCACTAAGAGATTTATTTCTGCCGCCACCATTTGGCTTATCGTCAGCACGCTGTTTTTTGGATACGTTACTTCTCCTGTCTACGGCCTGGATGAGACCGACCAATGGGATCAGCAGGTGGATGCCAACGGAGTCATCACGATTACCGAAGGCACCATTGTCATTGATGGAAGCAACAACGTGTTGCCAGGACAGCCATGGCAGAACACTATCACCGGACTCACAACGAACTCTTCGATAGGCGAGCTCGTCACATTCTCTTGGTCGTTTATCACGACCGACAACGCATACTTTGACCGGCCACAGGTTTTGATGGAAAGCCTATGGACCGATCTCGCTAACAACACCCAATCAGCAGGTGGCACGCTTGAGGTCTACGTGACCGCTGGCGGGGCATTTGGTTTCCGCGTGCTTTCAGTTGATTCGTGCTGTGGCGTTGGAACGTTGACGATCTACAACACCTCGTGGGTTGTTGCGCCCCCAGGACCTGAGCCCACCCCTGAGCCAACTCCTGAGCCCACGCCAGAGCCAACCCCAGAACCAACGCCTACGCCCACGCCAGAGCCGACCCCCGAGCCGACCCCTACTCAGACGCCAGAACCGCCTACACCTAGCCCTAGCGTGGCTCCTACCCCCACGCCAGAGCCTTCTGTAGAGCCCTCCCCGACGCTTACGCCAAGCCCTACCCCAAGCCCTGAGCCAACTGATGAGCCACCGTACCCGATAGCGACACCAACGCCGGAGCCGTCAATCGTGCCGACCCCGACGCCTAGCCCGGAGGCCACAAATGGACCAACACCGAACCCGTCTACCTCACCCGAGCCGACGCCCGGAGGAACCGTGGAGCCAAGTGTTTCGCCGTCTCCTGCCCCTTCTCCTGATCCCAGCCCTGTTCCTACTCCTGAGCCGCCAGAGCCCTCTGTGCCAGTTCTAGGAGAGGCAGCAGCAGCTGTGGGCGCTGCCGTGGAGGCAGTTGGTGAAGTTGCTGCCGCCGCGGTGGAGGCTGTTGGAGAGGCCGCTGCTGCGGCAGCTGAAGCCGTAGGAGAAGCAGTGTCTGCAGTGACGAATCTTGGTCAAGACCTATCTCCAGAGGAGCGCGAGCAGGCCCAGCCTATCGTCGTAGCCTCTGTTGTTGTCACGCAAGTTGCTCAGGCCGCGGCTGCTGCGGCAAGTGCGGCGGCATCCAGGGGGTCGTCTGGACCAACTGGGTCATCTGGTAGCAGTGGAAGGAGAAACGGAAAATGATTAAAAACGCGGTAAACGACATTATTGCTGGCGGATGGACAATCTTTGGGTTGGCTATTGCTTGGGCAGTTTTGCCCGAAGGCGAAACTAGGGACGTTGTTGGCTCGATTTTGCTTGCCCTGTCTACGGCGTGGCTGGTAACCGGACCACTCCGTTGGCGCAACGAAGACTGATGTGATACCATTCCTGCGGGGCCAAGTGCCCTGCAGGAGGTGTCATGGCAGAGCAAATAAAACCATCAATATACATCACTACGCCAAGCATTCATGGATCGTTCAGCGTAGAGTACGTTACGACGGTTGTTTCTGTTATTAACGCTGCGGCCCAGGAGGGCATACGAGTCCACTGGCAACCATTAGCTGGTAACTCTATTTTAACGGTAGCAAGAAACAGATGCATTCATAACTTTATGCAATCTGGCTTTTCGCATGCCCTTCTTCTTGACGCAGACGTTGGACTGTCACCCAAGGACGTTATTGATTGCGTGAAGTCAGGGTTAAAGTTTACGGCCCTCCCATATTGCAAAAGAACATTTTCCACAGAAAAGTCGGCACAAAACATTGCAAAATATGTTGATCGTGGACAAATGGCATTTCATGCAGGCATGTCACCAGGGGCATTTGTGCTGTCAGAAAACCAAGAATCAACACCAAAAGAAATACGAGAACTAGGATTTGCGCAAGCCGACAGCACCGCTACCGGGGCTATGATTATTAATAGAAAAGTATTTCTTGAGTTTCAGAAGGGGCACCCAGACAGACGGTATAAGGAGCACTACGGTGGGCCGGATGAAGACGTGTTTGAATATTTCAGGTACTCCAGAGACAAGGATCAGTATTTTGTTGGGGAAGACTGGACATTCTGTAAGGATTGGCGCGAGCTCGGCGGTAAAATTTGGCTCAAGCTCGATGCCAGAACTGCACACTCCACGCACTTCCCAATGATTTGGGATGGCGACTTGTCCATCAAAATGCTCAACGATGGATGGACCATTGAATAGATGAAGACAAAGGTATGCGCAAGATGCAATGATGCATGGCCTCCAGACACAGAGTTTTTCCGATCAAGTCAAACTCCATGGTGCATTGCTTGCGAGCGAGAGGCTGGTCGACCAGGAGATGGCAAGCGCAATAGAAGCGCTGAGTACATCAAGCGTCGCCAAGAGCGAGACAAGCTACGATGGGCAACCACCGCAAAGGGAAGACGACAGCAACTGACAGCTCAACGTAAGGCATTTAAGGCAAAATAAAAGAGCCGGCAAAAGCCGGCCCTTTTATTTATGCCTTGGTCAGTCCTGCTTTTCTGAAATTACTTCCTGGGCAAAAAGATCTCCGCCCTCAACTACCGTTGACTCAAGCGGGTGATTGTCTGGATGCTCGGGGTCGCTAGCGTCTACCTCTGCCGAGTAATAGTATCCACCACTCCCGCCACCGCGATTTCCTGATGCCGCAGCCTCTTCGGCCCGGGTAGCCTTTGCCTTGCCAACGCCAAACTTTCCATCCTCAGGGTTGAGGGCCCTAACGATGACCTGAAGGCACGCCGCAAGTCCAGCAGAGATTACCGTTCGGAAGTCCCCGTCGCTGATGTCTAGCAGCGGGATACCAAGACCGAGTGCCACCGCGATAGATGTGGCAATAAACGCACGAGCAGCTTCTAGAAGCATCTCGTCGATTCCAGTATTGTTAATGATCCAAAAAACTCCGTTCTTGAAAGATGCCACAGTATGCTCCTACTTCTTCGTTACAATCAGGCAGCGCACGTGCGGCCCTGCCTTGTCGCCCTTACCTGAGGCAATCGCCTTGAGGTCGGCATCGCTAATGAGGGCGGCAAACTGCTCTTTACCCTTGCCGCTGAAGGTTGGATCGGCAAACTGCCAACCAAGCTCCTTGTCCCAGGCCGCGCACACCATGTGTCCATAGCCCGCCTTGACTACCTTCGGGTCCTTCTTGCCCCAGTAATCAGCCCACTTCTTGTTCCAAGAAGAAAGCGCCTGAACCGGGTAGCCCTTTGGCGCCTGTACGTTAATGATGATTGCAGCGCCCTTCTTGCCGGCAGAAAGAACATCTTCCCAGTTCTTTGCATATCGGCCCGCGCCACCAAGGACCTTTGCGGTTTTGGCCAGCTGGGAAAGGTTAGATCCGTTGTCGGACACGCCCTGCTTGTCAACATAGCCTGTTGCCTTTTCTTTTGCCTTGATCCCGTCAAGGCCGGTAAAGTCCTGAGCATACCCGAGAACCCAGGAGACGGCCGCAGATGCACTGCACGGACCGCAATCGTCAAGAATTCCACCCTTCTCCACGTATGGGAGCTGGGACTTAATGCGAAGCTGCATAGAAACCTCCATATATATGCCCTTAGGCTAAATAATGATAAGCCCAAGAAAGCTAGATGGCATTGCCTTCTAATTCTGCAATCCTTTTATCTAGCTGCTTAACTTTGTGCCAAAGAACTGCAATAATCGGAAATTCCATGAGAGAGTCTGCAGCACCGTCTGGAGTATAGGTTACAGCACATGATAGTCCAGCATCGTTAAAATCTTCTGCAATAAATCCAAGTTCCAGGCATGTTCCCGGATTTCCATTTTCATCATTTCGATAAAAATGCTTAGCATCAATTTCATCAAATTTAGATAATATGTCATCGTCAGCGATGGTAATTCCTGTTTTATACCTTGATGAAGACGTGTAGAATCTCAATGCGTATGGTTGCGTTCCTCCGCTAGCAGACGTGTACCATACTGCGCTATAATATCCAGTAGTAACGGTATGTTGCGTAGGAGCATTTCTTATGACGCCACCAATATCTATTGACCCATCCATATCTACGGCCCCAGAACTGGTCACGACAAAATTGGTGGTAGTTCCTCCTACAGTGAGGTTAGCAACGCCAATGGTGTCGTAATATCCTGTGCTGCCAGATATTGTTCCGGTGGAGCTAATTGTTCCTGTTGAAATGCTGGTTGGACTAAACGTTCCCGTGGCAGTAATGTTTGTGGCATAAAGATCGCCAGAAATTCCTACTCCACCAGTAACCTTTAGCGCACCAGTTGTTCTGCTAGTGGCATTATTTGCATTTGTAATGCTTACAACACCAGCAGAGGTGATTGCCACCCTGGTGCCAGTTGCGACGGAACCAACATCCAGCGTGGTGGAGCCAAGCGTTTGATAGTATCCGCTACTTGCGGAAATAGTGGAAGGAAGCGTAATAGTTCCATTGATGCTTCCGCCTACGTGCAGGTTGCCGGCAATCCCAACTCCACCAGCTACTTCTAGGGCACCGGTGGTAGTGCTGACGGCTGAGGTGGTGTTATTAATAGTGACTTTGCCGGCCGCACCAATGGTTGCCGCAGTTGATGATCCAATAGAAAGCGTTGTCCCGTTAAGGCTGGTGTAGTAACCATAGGAAGAAACAACAGAGCTAGGGGCAATCGCCCCAAGGGTAAATCCTCCAGTAAGTGATCCAGTAATATCCAGATCTTCTGCCCATATCTTTTTGGCAACAGAGATATCCCCAGCAACAACAACCGACCCCGTTGCGCCAAGACCAGACTTGCTTGTCGAGGTGTCGGTATTTTGAACAGTCAGCTTGCCAGTTAGGCCGATCAGCGCTTTGGTGCTCGATCCTGCGGCAAAGTTTAAGTAGTATCCGTTAGTTGCCGACATGGTATTGGCCGTTGCGCTTGATGTGGTAGCAATGTCGCCACCGCCGGTAACAGAAATTCCACCACCGCCACTAATAGAAAGCGAGGCGGGGGAGAATGTTGAGGTAACAGTAAGCGTTCCAATGTTTCCCGTCAGGGCCCGAATGCCGCCGGTAGGGATATACAGCGCACCGGCAACGGAGGTAGCAGCAGTGGAGTTATTCAGGGTAAGTTGTCCGCTTACATCAACCTCCATTTTGGAGCTGACGCCAGTTCCGACAATCATAGATCCGTAATATCCAGCGCTTGCGGAGACATACCCCTGGCTAATGATATTGTTCCCGACACCCATGGTGATGGAGTCTGGACTGAATACGCTGACGTAAATAGATCCGGCAACACGAAGGTCTTGTGCGACATACGCGCCACCCTTAATCACAACGGCGCCGGTGTTTGCAGAGGTTGAGTTAGTGTCGTCGTTAACAGTTAGCTGTCCATTCGGCTGGATAACGGCATGCTTTGTGGCCACGTTTCCCACGTCTAGATAGTTGTAGTATCCGCTGCTTGCATTGACGGTTGTTGCATTTAGGGTCCCAATGCTGAATGATCCAGCTGTAAGCGCTCCAGAAACCGTCAAATCCCCTACAACCTGGGCATCGCCAAGCACCTTAAGGTCTGGGTCTATTACCAGGGCATTGCCATGGTCTTTGTCGGAAAAAGCCATTACACGGCTGGTATAGTACCCAGTACTTGCAATCTGCGTATAGAACTCCAGCTCTCCACGCTTATCGGCAGTGCCGCCATCATTTTCATAGGGTCGAATTCGAATATTCCCCTGGGTTGTTGTTATCGTGTGGGCTGTAATGTCGTCTGGAACAGAGCCCGTGCCTCCATTGATTGTTGTTGCGGTGAGCGTATCTACGGTCAGCGACCCATTGATCACAGTCGCCCCTTGATTGCCGCTTGCGGGTGTATTAATGGTCATAATTGAAGTGAATGTTCCGCCAAGACCACCTGCGCCGTTTCGATACCCTATCTGTAGCGTTTCGTCAGCTGGTACGGCAATATCTCCCTGGGTACCGCCACCGCGAAGCAGAATGGCGGAGCGCCTGGTGCCAGCAGGATTAAATACAGAGCCATATGCCATGAGGGTTCCGTCAGATGTCACACGATAAGACTTGGCAACCTCTATCGCAACTGGGGTGCCATATTCCGGTAGTGTAATTGAATCGTCATTTTCCCAGTCGAGGTCCTCAACAAATCGCTGCCAGAACTCAAACGTTGTGCTGTTTGGGGCCCCCGATACCCTCCATACACCGTTCAGGCTATCCTCAACCCCAGCAAGTTCAACGTAATTTCCTGTAGATAGACCGTGGGAGGATGCAGTAACCACCGTAACCTTGCTTAGCTCTCCTGGGTTGTCGTTAGTCAACTCGTCGTCGTATACGCGAGATGCGGAAACAATTGGAACAACCTTGGAGACAAACGGCAGGGCCAGGTCAAGAGTGGTCTTTCCCGCCCCAACCCCAGTCAGTTCATATGTAATAGTGGTCGAGGTGGTTGCGGTAGCCTCAGCATATGCAGCAGCGCCAACGCCAGGAGAATCTATCCCGACATTTCCGTAGGTGTTATCGTCAAAGACAAGACCGCTCACGCGAACAAAGTCCCCGGAGGTAATGTTGTGATTTGTGCCGGTAGCGCTTTCTACGCCGGAAAGAGTCACCGAGTTGGCGCCAGTGCTTACCGATGTAACTGCAAACTTTCCGCCAGAAAAACCCTGCTGGACATCCATGGAGTCTTCGGCACTTCCGTACCATTTAGAATTCCAAGAGGCAACAGTCTGCAGCAGGCCAGTTCGAAGCAGGCTGGCATCAAGAACGCCAACCTTCATGTAGCTGGCGTTGAGGAAGCTACTCTCGCCTACCGCCGAAAGGACAAGGGTGTCTGAGCCGGCCGGAACAAAAGTGCCGTCTGACCGCTGGTCGTCAGAGGCGTTCTTAATAACAATTCCAGAGCCGTCAACAGAGAGCGTAGAAAACAGGCCACCGTTAGGTGACTGCAGCAGGGCTGATGATAGCTTTTCGCTCATGTTAAATCCTCTTCCACAGGGGCGGCGGCAGAGACCCTTAGGTCGCGTGTCACATAGATCCAGCTGCTGTCAACAAGCGAGCTGACCGAAGTCTCTGGAACGTACGTCCAGTCTCCATACAGTTTAGCATCGTCATTAGTTATTGCAACAGCCCGGACTCTATACTGGTAACGGTAGTTGATGCTGCTCTTTCCGGCTCCGACAAATTCTCCATCGTCGGAGAAGCTCTTCGTGGTTACGAGGTTATTAAAGCCTAGCCATTCAGTCTCTGGCTCAGCGGCCCCCTGCTCTCGCCACTTAATTACAAGGCTTGGACACTGTGCCTCGACCTGGGCCTTGGTTTGCGCAGATTCCGCAATAGCAGTATCGGCATGGGCAAGCATCCTGAAGGACACGATCTTGCCTGAGTTTTGGACAGAAGTCACAGACCAAGTTCCATTGATGCTTGGATTACCCTTTGTAAACTTCTTGCCATTCTTCCAGTTGTCGATAGTAATAAGGTCGCCAACACGAATCGCGCTGGCGTTTGCAAGGGCAAGTTTCACCGTGGAGTATTTGCCTGCCAGTGCCTCGGTCCGTCGTATAGACACGTTGCTGATCGCTGCCCTATTGGTAAGACCGCCAGGCCCGACAGCCTTCTTCGCCAGCTTCTGCGCTCGCCGTTGCACTTCAAACCCTCGAACTAGGGTGTTTCTCGGGTCGTTGTCGTCAAAGCTCCACTGCAGCACAACACGCAAATCATTGGCGCTGATCAAGCCATCCTCGTCCTGGGCCGTCGCAAGCACGCTCGTGACGGCAGTTGGCTTCGTATAGGCAAGCTGACCACTGCCAAGGCTGACAGTTAACTTGTCTTTCTTCACGAGGATGATGGCATTGTCCTGGAACGCAGGTTCCCCGGAAAGCTGAACATTGTAGTAAAACTCACCGCCTATTAGCCGGGTTGTCTGCGACTTTACCACGAACGGCTCGGTAACTCCAACCTCAGTCCAAAGGTATGGGACAACCGAACCGACCGACAAACGACCAGCAGACGCATTGGTCGAGTGATCGAACTCATAGGACTGAAGGGCCTGGCCGTTCTCAGAGAAGAACGTCGACGCGGCCTTACTGGCATCCGCCAGGGTTTCTACGTCAGAGTTAGTTGTAGATGCTTCAATTAGCTTACCGTGCGACTGCCACACACCCTGAACAAAGTCAAACGTGTACTTAATGACCTGACCGGCAACTACGTTGTCCATAATGACATCTCCGGTGCGGTCAATTGACGTCGCCTTAGCGTATACATACAGCCGGTTGGCCTGGCTGCCGTACTGGCTGATGTTCTCTGGCGTCTCAAATGTCTTGAGCGGGTAGATGCCAGTCGTTGGGTCATTAAACTGTGGATCAAACAAAAGCTCATAGTTCGATCCAGGCGCTCGACCATAGTCGGCAAACCCAAATTCCCCATTAAGGATGACAGAAACTGGGTCGGCCCAATAGTCGGTATATGAGCTACTGTGACTGCTGTGGTCGAACACCACGGCTGCCTGGGTAATCGTTGCGCCATCCGGCACCTGCACAATGCCCCACATCTTCTGCCACGTGTCATTCTGATCGACCGCAGAGCCAATTGTGTGGTCGGTATTAACCTGAGTACCAGAAGAATTAAACCAACGAATCTTAAGACGCGACTTTGAGGCGTCGGAAGACTTTACCATTGCTGAGGCCCAAACAATTTGACCGCCAGTTACTGCGAATAGGTTTGAATATGTATGCGTCGATGAGGTTCCGGTGCACTGGAGTGCATATCCATACCCGTACGGACCTCCAGTTCTAGCAGTTACAGAGAAACCTGAGCCTAGCGTCCAGTTTGCGGCACTCGACCCACCAAACGTATCCTCAAAGGTTGGGTTCTTTACAAGATTCTTTATATCCCTGCGTACGTAATGCAGGGTCTTATTCTGATCAACCCAATATTGGCAACCAGTCTTTTTACAGATATAGTCCATTGCCTGTCGGAGCGTCATACCGTTAAACGGCTCTTTGGCCCTATTAGTCCGTGTCTTTCCAGGGAGATTGATGATGTCCCTGTAATCGTTGTCATCTTGGAGCTTATCTTGCATTGTGTACCAGTGTGCGTACCAGGAAATAAATTGAAGCTCCTCGGTGGCGTTCAGGGTCTTGGAGGAAACGATAAAATCTCCAACAGTTGCGTTAAGGAAATTATTTGGGACCGATGAAGAGCTATACCCATGACCAAAGGTTAGGTTGGAGGCAACGTCCCCGTTAGATCGCGGATCAGTTGTGCCGCTAAAGTTGCTTCCTAGCTGCACTGTGTACGGCGTCTCATCGTTCTTTCGAACGCGCAAATTGCCAGTTGCGCTATCTAGGGACACATAGATCATTGCCTCTTCGTCGGCAAGAAGGTATAGGCCAGTTGCATTGTTGACTGAGTTTGTTGTGCTAAAGACAATCTGTCCGGCGCTGTCGATCTTCAGCTCTCGTCGCTGTCCCGTCGTGATTGATCCGTGGTGCCAGATTGTGTAGTACTGAGCGGAGGATGGCAGGCTGTCGTTTACCCGAACCATGCAGATCGCAGAGAATGACTTTCCAAGTGCCCAGAAGCCATTGTGCTCGTTATAGGCGTAGCCAGTCGTGGTTGTTTCGGAGATTGTTCCTGATGTTGCAGTGTTGTACGTAAAGCCAGGAGTTGTGTCCTCGGTAGATACATCAACAATCGTGAAGGTTCCGTTTACTGACGAAACACCGCTATCAACCCTTACAACTCCGCCTTCTGGGAACCAAACTGGCGCATGCGTTTGAACGGTGACAAGCGTTCCAGAGCGCTTCACGCTCAGTATCTCAGAGCGCATCGTAGAGGAAATTGCAGTGTATTTGCTTGCAACAAATTTCACACCCTGTCGTCCTGCGATGTACTCAGCATCGTCGTAAGGCATGGTGGTGAAGGAGGCACTAGGACTTGCGGCAGCGCGATCTCCACCAGATACGGCGGCCCAATCCCACTGGAAGTGAGAGAGCACGGCGTTATACCCGATCCTCTCTGGGGTCTGGCCATACGTGTTCCCGGTGCCTTCTCGTCTGTCCTGGTAGATCACATATGGCTTTGTAAGCACACCAGAAGCAATAGTCACGCTGGTTGATGCCCGCTGTGCCTGAGTTAGGTTGAGGAGCTTTAGGCGAGGCTTTCCAGCGTCTTCATACTGAATCATGCCATCAACAATATTTGTAATTGTGACGTTCGTTGCGTTGGGGCTATTCGTGCTTCCGCCAGCAGGGCCTGGGACCCCGGCAATAGTGATCACTGAGCCCTTCTCAAACGGGTGCCTGCGGGTAAATTTAATCTTGCCATCAGATGCCGTTTTTGCGACCTGAAGGGTAACAATGTTCTTGCGACGTCTCCATCGGGCAACATAGTATTTGCCGCCAAGGTTGGCGTCTGCGTCGTCATCGTTCTCCTCGACCCGAATGCGTCCGTCAAATTGATTGGACTTTGAGACAAACGCGATCTCATTAGGGTTGAACCACTTTCCGGTGGGCGTTCCGCCGATGCCAAGCTTGCCGTCAAACCATATCTGGCCAGTCCCAGACTCATCGTCAAGATTTGGTCGGCAACCAGCAACCACGCGGAATCGCTTCTCAGCGGCCTGCAGGCTGGCTGGGTCTGACACAACCACAAACGTCACGCTTGCGGTTCCCCCAGATGTGTAGGTGTTGGTGGTGGTGTTGTTAATTGTAAAAGAGGTGGGGGTGCAGGCCGTGATCGTCGCAAATGGTACATTGAACGTTCCGGTGGAGCCTGACTGGGAGACATCAGAAATACCAACAAAATCTCCGACCTTAAACGTGTTAACCGAAGTGTAGGTAGTTTTTCCGTTAGAGCTTGTTGCCCCAGTAATAGATGCCGTGATGGGGCGAATGCTTACGCCCTGCTCCGTATAGATATCCATAGTTGTTGAGCTGGCCACGTTGTTAACGCGGAACATTTGAGTCACGTTGTTTGGGTCTCCGAAGAAAGCATTCTGGATGCCAACGCGAGTCCCGTCGGTAATGTAGTGGTTACCCATAATTGTTACTCGATAGTAGAGGTCAGGAGATGTGCCTTGCGCAGTGGTTGAGATTGACTTTACGGCATATCGCTCAACGATAGAGCTTTCAATCCTGGCAAGGCGAAGGTCCGTGGTGGTGTCGCCGCTCTTTGGGTCAAGCGTCAGCCGGCCAGAGCTAGACTTTGCTTCCCCAAACGGCACCCAAATCTTACCCTCAAGCTGCTCAGGGAACTTCGGGTCTGGGAGATACGTCACCGGGCTAAATCGAACCTGACTGAGTTCTTCCTGCACGCTTGAAGAGTCAAACGTGATCCCTGGGCTAAAGCTTGCCCCAGAGTATGGGTCAGTCGTGCGAATGTCATCAAAGAACGAGATTGTCTTCGGGATGTGACGACCGCTGGTTTCGCTTGTGGCACTATACGGAGAAGTTCCGCTTTTTGTAGCCTTGTAGGCAAACAGGGAAAGAATCTCAGATACCGTCCATGTCCCGTTGTAGTTTGTCGTCTTGTCAATAACGACTTGCTGTCCAACCGTCAAATCGTGCGAGTCGTCTAGGGACACGACGATTTCTCTTACGGAGCCAGATCCGCCGTCGTTAAGCTTAGTGATCTTGACTGAATTCTCTGTTTCGTCAGTGCTAAATCCACCCTTGATGATTTCGTAGTCTTTTGCAAGGTATGGAACTTTGTATCGGTCGATTACAAGCTCATCAAGGAGGGCAGTGTAGTCAGCGCACGTTACCTCCATAATGATCATTCCACCCTGGCGAATGCGCGAAACCTCCGTCACAACGCCGCCGAAGATTAGATCCTCGCCCTCATAGATATTTACCTCTGTCCTTGAAGGAATGTCAAAATCAAATGTGGGGTCGATTACTGCGTTTGCAACCTTTTCGTCAACGTTTGCGCCAGCGTATCCTGACCAACGAGTAATAGAAATCGGAAACATTGTAAACAGGGAGAACTTAGCCGTTGACTGGTTGCCATCGGAGCTCTGGGTAAACTCAAAGGTCTGGTCGTTCCCGGACTCCGAGAACATGACGCGCTTCGTGACATCAAAGAACCCGTCGCCAATAGGAGTATGGTTGAGCAGCTTTGGCTGCAGCCGTACGGAGATAGACCCGGTTACGTTAGAGGTTGGCATATTATGACGGCCTTACATATCCAGCTGCACGCAGGGCTCGTGTTTGAGCCTCGCTTACCTTTGCAGCTAGTTTATCAATATCTGCGCTGTTTGAAACGGTTGGATTGTTGATAATGACAGAGGCGTTGACGCTCTGGCCGCTGGCCATTGACCCGATGTTTCCTGGTCCGCGCAGCTTGTGGTTAGGGATGATCGATCCTCCTAGCCCGCCCGGAACCATGATCTCTGGGCCATTTTCGCCAACAAGGAATGCTCGATTTTGTCGATAGTTTCCCCCTGCCGCATAGCGCTCACCCATCCACCCCTGCTGTACTCTCTGCGAGTATTTCTCTATGTCTTTTACAAACCCGCCCTCGCCAAACATGATGCTCTTCCATGGCCCAAGCATTTTCTTACCCCACGGGGAAGACTCATACTGGTCCAGGGTCCACCCCTTGCCAAACCAGTCTTGCGTCATTGGGCCCGCATGAGTAAGCATCCATGTGGAAATTTCAGGGATGAGATCCTGAACCCTTTTAGATTTCCGGGTTTGGGCATTTTCTGGCCATGTGTCGGTAAGGATGCCTGTTTTTGGATCAATAGTTTTGGTCCAGCGGTAGTACGGGTCGTCATACCCCTTATAGTTTCCGAACTGTCCGACTTTCCGCCACCAGTTGTAAAGCTTATTGTATTTAAGGTGTTCTGCGTGTTCCGGGTTGTTCTCCCTAGCCTCTCGGTCCCAATAGGTGACGGGTGACTTTTCGCCAAACGCTGTCAGCCACCCCTGTACCACGCCGGGGAACTTGGCCCCACGAGACGCCATCAGCTCTGCATATGAAAGGTTGTCCTTGTTTCCAGTGTAAAACTCTGGCGGAAGATAGTTTCCGCGCATAATCTCGTCTAGCTGCTGGTACTTAGGAAGTGAGCTAAATGGAACTGAGGAGGCCACGGTGATTCTGTCCCACCAAGCATTTACGGCATTGCCGTAGACTGGCATGTAGCTACCGCCAACATATTTTTGCCAAGGACTGTCTAGAAGGCCACTTATCCCGTACTTCATGAACCGATTAAGGAATGCAGCTGGCATTTTCCCAGTAGTCCTGCCCTTGTCGCCAAAGTTTGTAAAGTTATCCCCTTCAGGGCCGGACGGGCCTACCGCCCCGCCCCAAGCTCGGTTTGGAATGGCAAAGGAACCTTTCCTGAATGCCCCGACAGTAGACGGCCCAGTTGTTGGGCCAAAGATTGATGAGTACAACCAGTCGGCAAATGCGCCACCAGCCATCGATCCGCCCATGCCGCCCACAACGGTCCCTGCTCCGGGGGCAATGAATGAGCCAAGAGCGCCTCCAGCAATGCCTCCAAGGACCGATCCGATGGTAGAGAATATTGCGCGGCCCATGTCTCCGCCGGTAGCAGCGGTTAATCCAAGGCCAGCTACTGCGGAGAGCGTTCCTCCGCCGCGAGGAACAAGTGATAGGGCGTTAAGGCCAACTGATGCAGCCGCGTTAGCTGCGTTGAGCGTTCCGCTTGCGGCCATTTGGGCAAAGTCGATAAGCGATCCAACTCCAGCCTGAGCCTTGCCGTTTCGCAATATTGATGGTCCAACCTCAGGCAGGCCACGGTATGGGGCAGCCGTTGGCGGACGCCATCCTTCAGCATTAGCAAGGCGCTGGATATATGTCCCAAGCATTGGGCGAGCCTCGCGTGGAGACGTGTTTAGCTCGCCGTATTTTATTGCCGCGGTGTCTCCACCTGCCTTGACATAATTTGTATAGTGCTCTGCGTAGCTCTCTGCCCAGCTTTCCTGACCATATCCGCTTGAACTTATCGCGTTATCGTCCCATCCGCTGAGGCCCATGCCGCGAGCAATATTTCCTTGTGTTCGACCGGCCATAAGGCCAAAAATCTTCTTGTACATTGGCGGGACAATGCCTTGCATCGGCCTGAAAATTGGATGAAGGCCACGCGGAGCGCTGCGCTCCATGACCGAGTGCCCGATTTCGTGAGTAAGCAATTGCCTAAACGATTCGTCGTCAGGGAAATTGAGCCCGGTTTTCCCGTGCCACTCAACGCCAACAAGATCAGACTGGGCAAATGCAACAGCCTCCCTGTCAGTAACTCTTGGGGTAAGGTGAAGCTCAAAAGGATTCTTTTCGCTGAAAGTCCCTGGTCGCCCAGAGGACATTGCAAATTCAGCATATTCCTGCATCTTTGAGATCGGAAACCGGCTAACTACATCATCATGAATAGATCGGTCAATGACAATTTTGCCCCATGGGAAATCATAGGTGACTGTTCTTGTGAATGCTGCAGGGCGGATTCTTTGCACATTTCCGCCAACGATGTTGGCGATGTCAGTTAGAGGTGTTTGCAGGGTGCTTCGGCCGACTGGGACTTCTGGGTTGGTGATGCCTACGCCGCCACCCCACGCACGGCCCATAACTCCACCGCCAAGGGCAGCAGCAGAAGATCGCATGTGTGAGGGGAGCTTGTGGTTAGGCACAACATAGCCGCCGCCATTCGGGAACATCTGAAGCATCTCTGGTCCGCGCTCTCCGACCATGTAGGTTCCGGCACCAACTGGGCCCCCAGATGCCCTGGGGTTAATGTTCCCGGGGCGAGATGCCATTGGGACCCCACCAAACACCCACTGCAGAACTGTGTCGTATCCAAACAGGGCAAAAAGCTTGCCTAGCGCGGCGTTGGTCTGATTTCCAAAGTTTTCGGTGAGCAGTGTTTTTTCAGATTCCGAGTAATTAAGGTTTGCCGCAAATGGATTTTTCTCCAATTTTCTGATATACATTGCAATTGATGACATCTGTCCAGTGAGTGCCTTTTTTTGTTCTGCGGTTTGTCCTGGGACGTTTTCAGCAAGCTGCAACGCCTGAAGCGTTCTCTTTGCTCGCTCGATTAATCTTTTTTGCTCCGCAGCCATCTCGGCACCTGAAATATTTTTGTCGAGAGGTGTTGGGTTAAGGATTTCAGAAAGCTCGGCCTGGGCCTTCTTATATGCAGCATCCTCACGGAGTGCCCTGACGGCGGCTGAGATAAGCGCAGGGAGGCGCTTAAATGTCAAATCAATGTTCTTCTGAAGCGCATCCATGAACCCAGATGAGAAGTGCTCCATGAAGTCGTATCCTTGCGCGGAAGCAACTGCAAGGTCAAGGCCGGTGTCCGCAAACGCATCTTGCAGCATCTTCTTGGCCTCTTCGGCGCTAAGCTTTCCGTTCTTAACTTTGCGCATTAGGTCGTCGATTGTCTCGGTCAAAACGCGCTGTCGCTCCTGCTGATCAACCTCAAGCGCCTTGATGCGAAGGTCATAGTCCTCAGATGTGGCCATATACGGCACGCTAGTTTTTGCCTCTTCAATAGTTTTGCCCATCTGGTCAAGGCGAATCTGTTCGGACTCAGAAAACAGGTCTCTTGCTGCGTCCCTGGCTGCCCTGGCGCGTTCAAGCGGGTCAGTGCCAGCATCGAACATCTCAAGGGCGGCCTCAGATGCCTTGGTTCTAAGGTCCTCCAGTCGCTGCATCTCCTCCATCTCTTGGCGCTGCTCAGTGAGAATCCTGTGCTGCTCCTCAAGAACCCCAAGCCGAATCATTTCCCCGTTGTAAAGAACCTCAATATTTCCAAGCGCAGTTCTGCTCTCCTCCTGAAGCTTTTCCTTCTCGTCGGCAAATAGCTCAGAAATAAGCGTCTGCACCCTGGACATAAGGCGGTTGAGCGGACGCTCGAATGCCTCTGTGGCCTTTTCAAGAATGTCCTTGGCTTTCTGCAGCGCCTCCCCCGTTGCGTCAAGTTGCTGCGTAAGAATCTTGATGTATTCCTGCCCAGCTTCGCTGCCGTCCTGAACCATGTTCTCGAACAGGTTTTTTACATAGTCAAGATTCAATCCGGTAAATTCAGCGATCTGCTCCGGCGTGTATCCTCGGATTGCGTAGTTCCTGATTGTCTCTTTATTTTTCTCCATTGTGTACCTGGCAGACCCCTTGCCAGTGTAGTTTTCCATTCTGTCTTCGCGGATCTGGGCCCTAAGGACCTCAAGTCTTTCCCTCGCGGCGGCAAGAGATGCCTTTTGCTCGTCCGTCAGGTCGAACCCAAGCTCATATGAGCGGGATAGCCCTTCAATCAAATTTCCGTATTCGGCCTGCAGTGCATCTGGCCCAATGATTGACTGGAGCGACCCGAGATCGCTTAGGGCTGACTTTGCATCGTCCTGCTTGGTTTTATGATCTTCGTATGCAGCGGCTGCAAGGAGACCGAGGGCCGAAATGGCGCCGCCAATTGCACCGGCGAAGCCATACGGCCCAAGGGCCTGCTTAAGCTGAGTAAATGTCATCACAAGACCAGATGTTGCAATTCCCACCGTGGCGAGAGTTGATCCAAAGCCCACAAGGGCCTCATTATTCATCAGACCGCCAAGAGTCGATAGCGTCAGGCCAAGACCAGTAGCCGCTCCCGCAAGTGTGCCGATCTTGTCAAAAGCAATTTGGCCAATATAGCCAAGCTTCTGCATAACCGTTGGAAGTTTGTCCAGCTCTGCCTTAAACGCACGAAGCCCAGAAACAACAGTTCTAAGCCCGGCATTCATTGCCTCCTCAAGCTGAAGTCGCTCTGAAGGCGTAGCGGCTGCAAGTGTTTCTTTATACTTTTCTGGATCGCTGGTTTTTAGCCCCTTAAGCCATGAAAGCGCCGAAAGAGCCTGCTCCTTGGCAATCGGCGTGGTCTCCAGCGTCAACTTCTCTGCGCCAGTTGGATCGCCGGCAAGATTTTGGAACTCAAATCCTTGCGCGCCAGCCATTTCCTTCATCTGGGCCATGAAAATCTTGTAAAGAAGTGGACTGCTGTATCCCATTCCGGCCCCACCAAATTGACCGAATTGGACCTTTCCAGCCTGGGTCAGCTCACCCTGCTTGTTGTATTGAGGGGCAACCATCTGAGCGCCCATTGTCGTGTTTCCGAATCGCTCAAATGCCTGAAGTTCCCGACCGGCAAACCACTTCATTTTCATGTTGTCGACGGATCCAGCAGCTTTCTCGGTGAACATTGCAAATCTGGCCATTGCTGACGCCACTCCGTCTATTAGTACTTTCTTTCCAATAAATAGCGCAAGAGCAACTCCAAGGACCGAAGAGAATGGCTTTACGGCAGAAGTTACAATATTCAATACATTCAAAATAATTTCTAGCAACGGGGAGATTGCCGTCATGATGGATGCGATGGTTGCGCCAATTACTCCTGCGGCAGCTGTAAGCGTATTAGAAAGGCTTGGCATAATATTGTTGCCAAGGTTTTCAAGGGTCTGCTCAAGCGGGACAGCTATCTTTTGGAATGCAGTTCCAAGCCCAAACTGATTTTCTTGGATTGCTGTGGCAAGGAACCCGATTCCGGCAGTCCCGGCTGTCAGCGTTGCAAGAAGGGGGTTTGCGGCAATAAATCCAAACAAAAGCTTGGCCACAACAAGAGCTGATCCAAATTTGCGAATGACTGAGTTTTCTAGAACATCACCGAAAGTTGAAAGACCCTTAATGGTGTTTCTAACAAACCCGCCAAGGCTGCTTGTCCCCTCAGCAGCGCTTCCTGCAAGACTGCCAAATGTCCCAGTAATAGACGATAGAATCTTATCTGCGGTCGAGAGTGCAGATGGGAGCCCTGTCCTAATTGCATTAGAAACGCTAAGAACTGCCTTTGCAAGATTCTTTGCCCCGGCCTCAGCTTCTGGCTGCTGCAGGAAGTCAGCAAGCTGAATCGTAAGGTCGCGGACAACGGAGAACAGTGGGTTGAAGGCAGTTGCTACAAGCGACTGGGAGGTGTCGGCAACTGTCGTCATCGCTCCCTGGAATGTTCTTGAGAACGCTTTCATTCCCCCGCCGTACCTCTCCTCGAGGCCCTTCAGGATTGCTTGAACAGCTCCTGGTCCAAACAGTCGTCCGCTCTTGGCGAGTCTTCGGACCTCTTCAACCGCAGTCTCTGGATTCATCAGCTTGTTGTAGATTGCGGCGTTGGCCTTCTTTAGTTCTGGGCTTGCGGAAATCTCTTGCAAAAGAGCCTTGGCGAGAATGTCGTATCCAGCGATACCGGCGTTTGCCAGCTGCATCATGTCGTTCTGGTATACGCGACCAGCAGAGTTCATTTGCCCGAGTGCGTACGTAATTCTTCGAAGCTTGTCGTCTTCTCCGCCAAGTGCCGCTACCGCATCTCCGATGTTTACAAGTGCCCCACGGAAGGTCTTGAGGCCAGTTGCGTTTCTCTCGAGAACGTTATTTACCTCATAGAGAACTGGCATTTGCTTTTTAAGCGCCGCCCTTGCGGTGTCGACCTCAAATCCGAACGCTTGCATTCGCAGGGCGGCAGTCTCCAGGTCTCCGAATCGGAAGTTGGTAACGTTGGCAAATTCTCGAAGCGTGGTGATTGTTTTCGCTGTTTCTGACTCAGCGTCTCGTACGGACCGTCCCGCATTCTTGAACAACGTTGTAAAGCCGACGCTCGCAGACTCAAGCATTGCGTTGAATCCAAGGATGCCACCCTTAAGATGTTCAAATACGCCAACAATCGAGCCGGTAATTTGCTGGCCAACAGCAATGGCGGCAGCAAACTTGAGCGCATTTGCTGCGGAGACGGTGAATCCAGTGCCTGCGTCTGTTAGGACTCTGGAAAGCTGCGAGAAGTTGACATTGCCATTTTGGACAATCAGGTTTAGTCGGCTTTGCACCTCGGCATACCGCATGGCCGCGTTGGCAGATTGAACGTATTCGCTTTTAGCAGATGATTTGATGCCCGCTTCTAGCTCTTGGCGATTTCGGGCGGAAGCATATGCCTGCTGGTAGGCTGGCCCCATTCCAATAAATTGTCCTTCCTTGGCACGCAGATACGCTCCAGGGATTGCACTTTCCATGCCGCGCTGGCCTGTTGATTGAGACCCGTAGTAAGCCATTCTTTGCGCAAGGCTTCCTCCTGGGAACTGGAGTGGAGACGTTTGTGCGGCAAGCGTTCCAGGCGCAGCCGGACCGAGAAGTCCTGCGGCCGCAGCGTATGGGGTCTCGACTCTCTGTCCGCCAACGAATCGGGCTACGGCAACGCCGCGTGATGTTTCAGATGCGACACGAGAAATGTTTGCAATTGCCTCGTTAACCTTCTGGACATGCCCTTCGTTGCCAGGGTTAAATGAAGTGTCTCCAAGAAGTTTCGGGTTTGCCCCAAGCGCAATTGCCGCCTTCTCTTCAATGCTTGCTGAAGCAAGGTAGTTTGCGACTTCTTTTGCTGCATTTGACGCAACTGCTACGCCAGGCCTGAATTCCCCCTCGCCAATGGTAAGGGCTGCAGCATTCATGAGCGACTTTGCAACCTTGGTCAGGTTATCCGGGTCTCCGGCCTCGAGGTTCTTTAGGGTATTTCCTACAACAGATGCAGCCTCAAGGAAGAATGTTGAAGGGAACGCCTTGCTTGATGCGCCAAGCTGCTGCAGGCCTTCCGAGAGAACGCTAAGCGCGCCACCCTTTCCGATACCGCCCTGAGTAAAGTTGTTTGTCGCTTCCATGATGCGTGCGGAGAACTTGACAAACTCTTCTGCTGCTGTTGACTGCTCGGGAGATGCAAACTCTTTAAGGTGCGGGGTGAGCAGCTGCGAGAATTTGCCCAACCCAATTCCCTCGGTAAGATGTCCCTGCGGCATGACCTCTTCGACCATCCTGTGAAATGCAAGCTGCGGAAGTAACGCGCCGCCAGCCTTGCTGATCATTGCCTGAGATCGATAGAATGCTGGATCGACGTGTCCGCTGGCCGTTGTTTCTTTGAATGGCGCAAGCATTTGACGCGCATTTACCGGGCCAAGCGCTTCTCCCTTTGGCCCATACATCTCTACTTTCGTCTGAGGCTTGTACCCGCCGGCAACCAGGGACTCGAATGTGCCGTGTGCTATTTCGTGAATCATTGTCCTTAGGAGTGGGGCGGCAGTCCTCGCACCAAATCCACCAAGAGCAATGCCACCACGTTCACCAGCCTCTTGTGGCTGCCAGAAACCATTTGCTCCGCTACCAACAAGCCCACGAGACATCTGAACCATGCTGAGCTGGCGGACTGCAGCGAATTGCTGAAGTGCCTCAAGAGATGCGCGTGACTGCGAAAAAAGACCCGGTTCAATGGCAGCCTGGGTGGCGCCAAACTTGAACCCAGAGGTCATGTACTTTAAAGTTTGAGGGTCAAGCCCGGATGCAGCTAGAGCCCCCTGGAAACTCTGAATCCACTTAGGGGTCTTCTCCTCTTCCTCCCCGCCTCCGCCACCGCCAGAAGGCCCTCGTCGACGTCCCCCGCCTCCACCGCCACCCCCGCCTCCGGAGGTTCTGGTTGGGGTCAGGCCAGACGATGATGAGGAAGGGCCGGTGAATAGCTCTGCAATTTGCTCTGCCATAGTTGGCTTATGAAGGCCGCGCTCAATCATGACACCTCTTAGCTCGGTAAGCTTTGCTCGCAGTGCTTCTGCTTTCTGGACTGAAGCGTGTGGAGTGGCCCCTGGCCTAGTGGCAAAGTTTTCCTTCATGTATTCAGCTTCTTTTTGCGCCTCTTCGTATTGCTTTTCTAGCTCTGCATACCCTCCAAGAAGCGTCATGTTGTACTTGCCACGCTGTGCTTCGGAAGCCTCGCCGTATGGGACGTATCCTCCTGAACGGGCCCTTTCTGATCCTGCGGCTGTGCCGATGGCTCGGGGATTTACCTTGAAGAAGCGCTCAGACTCTGGTCGTCGCATGCTAGTGGCTCTTGGGTCAGTAACCGCCTCAGCGACTGCCTCGGCAACCTGCTCAACCTTTGTTTCGACTGCCTTTTCAACGGTTCGTGCAGCTGCTCCTTTTGCCGCCTTTTTGGCAACCGGCTGAATTACTTCTGGTGTTGCAAACTCTCGAATGGCAGCCTCGACAATTGACGAGAGGATGCCCTCTGTCTTTGGTCCCTTGTGTGATGCAAATTTGGAGGCCGCTTCGGATGCAATGCGAATTGCCGCCTCTGGGTCAGCAACAAATGCTCCGGGATCAAGTCCTAGCGTTGGCGCAGTAGCAGACACTGCCCTCTTTCCATACTGGGCAATAGACTCAAAGAATGCTGGAAGGCCGGCTGTTCCAGCCTTGCGCATGGCCTGAGCAAGCTTAAGAGCCTGTGGTGATGCGGGCTCCATGCCTTGCTGCGTTCCAATCTGTTCGGCCATAAACCGCGGACCGTATGACTTTTGAGCCTGGGTCAATAGCTCGATTGCCTGGGGGAGGTTGTTGTAAATTGGGTCCATCTCTGCAGGGATTTCGCCGGAAGCGATTCGACCACGCAGAGTTAGTTGCGGTCCGAGATTTTTCCGAAGCGCTCCAGAAAGAGCCGGAGGCAAGCCAGTCTTACCTCCTTCAAGAAGGCGAGTGATCATTGCCTCTGTCGCAGGGTTGCTTCCGTACGCAGACGACATTGCAACGCCCTCTAGGAGCTGTTGGAACTGCTTATTTGATTCACCAGAACTAGTTTGATATCGTGACCTAACTACCTGCGGTGGAAGAACTTCCAGTACTTGGCTAATAAACTCACGAACAGGTTCTCCACCACCTGACAGCACTTTTCCTGGCGTTCCCTTTGCAAGGCCAGTCGGTGGGCGCTGCAAAAGCTTTGATACGGCCATTGCCATCTCGGCTTCTGACATCGCTGTGCGAGTGTTTAGCCCAAGCCCAAGTTTCCCGGCTTCTCGCGCGCCAATCTGCTCGATGGTTTGTGTGAGCTCACGAGTAAGTATCGGCGTTTGCTTGGCTTTGGCAATTTTTGCAACCTGTCGAAGCGTTTCCTCTACGCCCTCAGCGCCGCCGAACAGGGACGGGTTTCCAGCAACAAATGTCTCTACTGCAGAAACAATTGGAACTCGTCCTTGCTGCTGTTGAGAGAGGCGACGCATGCCCATGACGCGACCATTCCCTGACAAAACAAACTTTTCCCCGCCAGGACCAACGATGGTAACTGGGAGTCCCTCTTCTAGGTTTGTTGACGTGTTAAAGATTCGACCCGGGGCAAACTTGCTTGCGACGCTAGAAACAGTTTGCTCTGAGCCAACGCTTGCCTGCCGACCAGCTCCACCCCTGGGGCGAGGTTGCATGATGCGCGGGTAGCTTTCTGCCTCTGATGTAATGAGTTCTTCTAGGGTGCGCAGGACGTATCTTGCGGCAATCTTTCCTGACGGGCTGCGCGGGTCTTCGAATGATCCAACTCGAGGATCTGCAGGGACTGCACCAAAAAGCCCTTCGTCCCGATATCTGCCGCCGCGACCTCGGCGGGAACTCATTGCTCGACGCTCCCCGGCAAGGATCGCTCGCTCTTGCCGAACTTGCGCCTGCTCTGCTACAGATGCCATTCTGGACATTTCTGTCATGGAACGGCGAACGGCCCCGCCAACACGGAGCGCATTGCGTTCCATATCGCGCAGGGCCGGTATCGCTGTCCGATTTATGTCTCGGGCAAAGTTGGCAACGGGGGACCTAGAACCGGTGCCGAAGAGTCCGCCTCCAGAAGCAAGGGAGAGTTGCCTGTTGGCGTTCTGTAGTGTCTTGAGTCCGCTGAGGAGTCGATCGATGTCACGAAGGGCGCGGGATACCCCGTCCTGGAATGCGGCAGAATCAAGAGCTATGCCAACTCTTGCGACATTTTCTTCCGCCACTTGCGTTCCCCCTACTTATGCTCCTGGTTTTCCAAACACTTGGGCCAGGTGATCAAGGGACTGAATTGTTTTCATCCCTGACTTGCCTTCAGCAAACTTTGCCTTGTTCTTTGCGGGGGTTGACTTTGATTCGCTCTTCATTTGCTCGTCTCGCTTCTCAACGTACTTTGCGTATGCGTTAAGCTGTGGGAGCGTCAGTTGCATGAACTCCGTTGGAGTGTAACCAAAGGCATCTGCATACGATGCCATGATTGAACCCCAATCAATCTCTCCCCAGCTTACGCCCCCGCTGCTTTTCCCGAAGCGCCTTCTTCATCGGCAGCCCCGATCAAACCGCTAGAGCGAAGTACCTTGTCGATCTCTTCCCGCATGGTGTCCAGCGAAAACTGGTCACCAACAGTTCGCTCATCAAGCTTCACGTCGTCCTTCTTAAGAACGAGCCACAAGATGTAGCGAAGTACAGTGAACTTCGTAAGGTCAACTTTGTCAAGACCTCCGAACTTATCCTCGATGTCAGCGAGGTCATTAAGGGTAAGCACGCGCGTTGGGCGCACTTCATTAAGGCTAGCCATGTGAACTACTCCTGGCCACTAAAGGCCGCTACAGCTAGGCGATTAGGCCGTGATTGTCACGATCTGCGCCGTGCTGGAATCATACTGCAGGTTGAACTCCATATCAACCTTGATGATGTCCTCACGTGTAAACGGAATATTGTGCTGGTAAATGCAGGCCTTATGCGCAACGATATTGACAGACTTTGAAGGGTCGTCAGATCGCGTGTGCGCAAAGGTGCATCGCACCGGTCGGTTGCGAAGCATCGACAGGTCAAGCGGGTTTACAGCCGCAGTTCCGAAGTTGAGGCTCTCGCGGAACTGGAGGGTTCCAGGATAGATTGAGGTGCTTGCATTATTCGTCACAGTAGTGCTAAAGAGCCTGGAGAAGCGCATTGGATCAAGCTCGAGACCTCGGACGCGGATATTCGACGTGCCGCCGAAGTGGGCCTTTGCAATTGGGAAGTTGTACTGGCCATAGAATTCGCGCTCCTGATAGCTGATGTCAAACTCGACATCGCCGCCAATTTCGCCAATATCCTGCATACCCTTGTATTGGGCAAGATCCGCTCCGGCAGGGTCGGTAAGGGACGTCACTTCGAAAGTGGTGGTCCCAGAAGCGACAGCGCCCTGCTTCCAGTCGTAGCCATTTACAGTTCCAACGTAAATATCGTAGCCATCGGTCGCGCCGGTAAGAGCGCTCCAGTTGACTGTGAGTTTGCCGGTTGCTGATAGTACAGTAATGTACGTTTCAGATGGCGTGGCAACGCCAGCAGAGTTCTTCCCGGCGACACGTACATAGTACGTGCCGGCCAGGAGGGTGCCCGAGGCAGTTGAGGGGGTCACAGACACGCCCGTGACCTGAGTATAAAGACCGCCAGAAATCCAGGTGCCGACTTGAAGTCGACCGCTACCTAGTGTAAACATGTTTGTGACCCCCTCTTTCTATTACGCCTCGATGAGAACGACCGATGGGGTCGCGCTCGAAGAGCCTGACGTGACCTTGCAGTCGCGGTCCACAACAGCCGAGAAGTCAATGTCCTGTCGGGCAATGTCTTCACGGGTGAATGGCATCATGAGCTGCATGCTGTACGCCTTTGGCAAATGGATAATGACCGACTTCGACGGGTCGTCCGAGCGGATGTGCTCAAACTTGACATACAGCGGTCGTGGAAGGCCCATGAGAGCCGTGACGTTGCTGATGCCGGTGTTTGGGCGACCGCCATCTGGGTCGAAGTTTACGGAGTACGATCCGCCAGTAAAGTCGTCGTGTGCATAGGCATACGCCGTCGAATCAAGCGTGGTGCCCTCACCGAGCGATACGTGGAACAGGTTCTTAACGTTGTCCCAGTTGATTTCCACACCGCGGGCGCGGATGTCGGCGCGACCGCCGAAGAACGCCTTAGCGATTGGGAAGTTCGACTGGCCGTAGAACTCTCGCTCCTGGAAGTTAATGTCGAACTCGACGTCGCCACCAACCTCGCCAACGGTCACGAGCTGGCCCGTGTTGCCGTAGCCTGAGGTGCTAGCAAAATAGTTTGAGGTTTGCCCGATGACGGCTCCAGACTTCCAGAACGCCACCTTGACTACACCAGATCCAAGTGTAAGCATTGCTTTTCTCCCTTATGTTTTGATGACGCTGTACCGGATCACACGCCGGTATTCCAAGCTCGGGTCATCGAAAAAGTCCCTTTGCGTTATCTTGTGTGACAAGTGCAGCACAGCCCCATCTGGCCCCGCAAGACGCTTCCTATTAAGCACTATATCTACCCTGTTGCCAATAGTATTTATCTCTGCGGCGCTGACTTTACTAACTATTACAATATCCACAATTGGACGGTCAATTCCGAGCCCTACGTCACTGCCGCCACCGAGAACGGCTACACGAATGGCTGGGGGGCCGCTTTTGCCCGTAAAATTGACCGGGTAAACCTTCTTATCGGTGGACGTGCCGCCAAGCAGGGTCTGCAGCGTGGCATCCCCGCTCAAAGCACTGAAAAACGCCTCGTATACTCCGGTCATGCCGCAATGGTATATTTGTAAGCGCCGATAATCTATGGATCTTCCTTCTACATTGCATAGCACATATCGAACGGCTGAGATAGATGTGGTATGCTAGCTTCTGCCCAGTAAGAGGGCAGAAGGGAAACAGTGATGAATAAAGTATTCAAGAAGGTACAAAAGATTTTTGAGAAGGCCTTGAAGAAGGCATTCCGAACTATCAAGCGACAGCTTTGGGACATGCCCGAACAGCTTGTTGAGCGGGCGCCAAAGCCCAAGGTCAAGTCTGTAGCTAAGACGGCCAAGAAGAAGCCATCAGGGAAGAAGAAGTAGCCCTTCCCCGGCAAAGGAGTTTTTCATGCCACAGTTCTCCGTGCGGTCATGGACCGCGCAGGAAAAACAGGATGCAGTCAATATGGAGTATGAAGCGTTTTACGCATCATACCCAGACCGAAGCAAAGACTCATGGCGAATCATGAGAAACAACTTGCTTCGAGGGAAAACATCATTTGTTGATAAGCGCATCAACAATGGAAAGAAGCCCTTCACAGTTCCTGGGTCCTTGCGAGACAAGATCAGCTCGGGGATGACCCCAGATATCGTTAGCGCAATCGCGGAGCGCGAGAACGCCGCCTACGAGGCCACATCTGAAATTGAGCGCCTAAAGGCAGCACATCGAAAAGCTTTGCGAAAGCTCGACGACAAGGATCGTGAGCAGCAGGAACTAATCGAGGCCGTGTATCAAGCGGCCAGAGAGGCGGCTGCGGCGATCCACATTGAGCCCGTGAAGCCACCAAAGCACGACAACCGAAAAGCCGATGACGAAACTGCAATCTTGCTGCTTTCTGACTGGCAGCTCGGTAAGATCACTCCAACCTATAGCTCCGAGGTCTGCGCGGATCGAATCAGGCAGCTGTCCGATAAGGTGCAAAAGCTTGTCGACATTCAGCGCAAGGCGCATCCAGTAAGAGAGCTAAGAATTTATCTTCTTGGCGACCTTATTGAGGGTGAGGACATCTTCCCAGGCCAGGCTCATCTTGTTGATGCGTCGCTGTATAACCAGATTTTCCACGGCGGTGAGATTCTTGCAAATTTAGTCAGGAAGCTTTCCGGCGAGTTTGAGAAGATCAAGGTTGTTGGTGTTATTGGAAACCACGGTCGACTTGGCCGAAAAGGAACATTCCACCCAGAAAGCAATGCGGACGCAATGATGTATCGAATCGCCTCAATGCTCCTTAAAGAGCAGACAAATGTCGAATGGGTGGAAACCCTGGCAGAGGGCGAGCGAGCATGGTTTGCAGCCGACGAGGTTAAGGGAAAGACTTGGTTCCTATTCCATGGGGACCAGGTTGGCGGCGGTTTTGCTGGCTTCCCTTGGTATGGGTTTGGCAAGAAGCTTCAGGGCTGGAATATGACTGTTGCGCGGTTTGACTACAGCGCGGCCGGGCACTTCCATACGCCAACCCGTATGTATCTTAATGGAATCACCCACTGGAGTGGAGGATCGACCGAAAGCTCGAACACCTACGCTCAGGAGCAGCTTGCATCAGCAGGCGAGCCATGCCAATGGCTGTTGTTCCAGCACACAGAAGGGGTAACTGCTGAGTATCTGATTCGACTTAGCTAGATCTCTTTCTGGCAAGATAGCGTCGTTGACGCATAATCTTGAGGTACTGGGACCGCGGCATAGCAGCGAGCTTGCGGTACCCATAGCCTCTCCCGCTTGTAGTCTCAATAGGTGCAGAACCGAACTTCCTAATAAGTCGGAGCACACTTGTTGGACTCAAGCGGGTTTTTGCTGTTACGTAGGCCCCAGAGGTTGACGCTGCAACTCGAATGTTTGCTGCGATAACCGAGGCAATGGCTCGAGATATTTCCGTACCAATAGCCCCCATGGTACTTCGGAATTTTGCGGCAGGTGCAGACAGGTAATCAGTCTGCACGTATTGCGCATAGCCCTCACCGTCGTCTCTTGTTGGGTCGGTGCCGTAGGTGACGCCGACATACTGCACGCCACCCTTGCCGACTGGCGATACGGAGAATACGCTCTGCGACTGTCGGCCCTTGTCAAATTCTTCGTTGGAATTGGGTGATGCAAGCCCAGCACGAAGCGCTCCAGTGTCAACTGGGGCCAGATCGGATGCCATCCCAGCAAGGCTTCCTGGGCCGCCGTAGACGGCATTCTGGACGATTTGTACGGCTACTGCCTGGAAGGTTGGGTTCAGGTGATCAACTGACTCCTGCAGGGTCTTCCGGACAGAACGCAAGTTGTTCTCTGCGGCCTTAATATTGAAAGTTACTTCATTCTTTGCCACGGCTATTCTGTGATCCTGGCTACCACAAGAAGGTGGTGACGCAGGCTCTCCTGGGCCGCCTCCACGACGGTATATGTCCTTCCGTCGGCAGTAAGAAGGTCTCCAACCTGTGGCCGGTAATCACCAGTGGCAAATGGAAGCCAAAACTTGTATACGTCCTTGGTCGCTCGGCCAGTCGGCCCGATGCCCTCCTGATGGTAGCTCTGCTGATAGTGCCCACGCTTTGTCCACACGCTGGCATTAGTGATCACTGGACTTCCAATTGCATCTTGTCCGGTGAGTCCTGGTCGTGTGAGTGATACGATGGTAAATAGACCGGGGATCATCGGATTGCGGTCCTTACGTATGGATCTAGGAGCAGGATTGCGGCCTGAGGAATGGCGGCAAGTGGAACACGAGCTGGCCCAACCGATGCTGGATCAGCATAGATTTCCATTTCTCCCACACGAAGACGGGATACGCCCTGGAGACCCTGCTTTGCCAGAGAGTCCTTGGCGAGAAGGTCAACAACGATCAATGCAGTTGCGTCCTTTATGTCCTGTGGCGTTACAGTGTTCCCGTGGGTGTATGTAATCTCTGCAACCGGCTCAATCATGCCGAGGGCGACAATTGCAGGGAAAAGAGAATACGTGACATTGGCAAGTGAGGTGATCTCAACGTAGCCCCTGTCGTCATTAATAAATATATCATTGACAGTGAATGCGGCGGACTGCTGTGCGCTTACATAAATTCTTACTGCCTCAACAGATACGATCCCCTTATGAATTGGATAGATTCGACGAGTTTGCTGGCTCCATCGATGCTTTTCGGTGGATCGACGGTGATCAAATGAATAGCCAACAAATGAGTCAATCATTGAGCTGGCAATTTTAACTAGCTGACGGATCTTTGCATCAGAAACTTCCGTGCCGTCAGGATTAAATAGATCGCCAATCTCATATTCCTTAAATTCACCGACGCTCAGATATCCATAGACCCTACCGGTGATTGGAGCTCCCCAGGAACCGCTTGCGTTTGTCCCGGAATGATTGAGGCGATGTGAGTACCAATTTACGGACGTGCCGTCAGGGTCTGTGTACTCATAAGTAGAAACATTGCTAACAAGTGACTGATAGCCGATAATGGACCATGTTCCGGTGCGCGTTGTTGCGTCTGATTCGCTTGTAGCACGCCCAATCTCAAGGCGGTTATAGGTTGCGATATCAGTCACGATACCCGGAACGCTGAGCTTCAAAAGAGTTGCCATGTGCTGATTATCCCCTTTCTCTGCTCAGCGGTCCAGGATCGGACTGCCTACGAATTATCCCTTAAGGGCACGGACGTATTCGACCCACTTTGCCGGCACTGCTGCGCGCGAAACGCCGTTAGCTTCGGTTGGTCGAACCCAGGTGCCGTCTGGGAGGGTGAATGCTCCGGTTACTGGCGTTACGATCTGCCAGACTCCCGGGGCTACTTCCCACTCGTCTGCGCTTGCCGCAACAACCGGTACTGCTGGTGCCACTGGGGCAGGAGCTGGTGCTGGCGCTGCGACAGGGGTTGGCGCTGCCTCAACAACAGGAGCAGCAACCTCTACGGACTCTTGCTCTTCGTCCAGCCCGTTAAAGAGATCCTTGAAATCTGACATAATGATTCTCCTTGCTAGATGCGCTTGCACCCGTACTGCTCAACCTCCGAAAGGAGGCGGAGTGGAATTCTGGCTCTCCCATCCTCAAATTGAATGGATGCTCCGTCGGAAAGCATGATTGCCTTGCCGTATTCCCAGTGAATTTCTACCAAATATTCAGGGTTTTGCGCAATAGCATAGGCAATTGCTTTCTTTGCCATTACTTCGTGGTGTGGTATTTTCCTGTTTTTTCTTCGCTTGGCCATATATTCACCAAAAGCAAAGGGGAGCGAGGTTTCCCCCGCCCCCCTTCACAAAACCTACGAACGAATCGCTTACGCGACCGTGACGCGGATCTTCCCGTTGAACTTGTTGGCCTTGCTCGCCAGACCATACATGCAGTACATGATGTAAAGGCGTGAAAGGGAACCGTTCGTTCCAACCGGAATTTCGAGCGTAGTGATCGAGTCCGAACCGAGGTAAGGCATCGACCAAACTGACTCGTCTACCACGTACATATCGCGGTAGTCCACCGAGCTAAGGGTGTACGACCCAATGCTGTCACCAGGGACGGCAAGGATCGGGAGCTCACCAGCAGCCGTGACGACTGACCCGAAGGTCGCGCCGGCGTTCTGGGCCGTCTGGGCAGGTGCGTTATAGCGGACGAGGTTCGTCAGCTCATTCACCAGGCCAGCATAGTCCGTTGGCGAGCAAAGGATCGCTGACGGGTTGCCACCGGCATTCAAAATGCTGGCAACATTGTTGTTGATCGTTGCGAGATAGGCAGCCGTGCCCTTGTTGACGATCTGGGCCGTTCCAGTCCCTGCTCCGAGGAGCTTGCGGAGACCGGTGAAACCGTTAGCGTCGTAAGCGCCAAGCTCAGTTGCCGTACCTGCGTTCGTCGTAGTGTCAGCGTTACCCTGGAAGAGCGTCTTCTGGAGCTTTGCGGCAATGGCAACAACGCCACCCTCAAGCTCGGTCGAAAGACCCTGCTGCCCTGGAGCGCCGCCCTGCGTGATCGCAAACTGGCTCTTGAGCGTAATGCCACGGCGGGTTGCGAGAACGGCCACGTTGGTCGTTGCTCGGCTATAGGTGTTCGTGTCGTCCGTGACCGTTCCGGTCTCAGTCTGGAACACCGCATCGCCATAGGCGGTCTGCTGATTGAACGCATGCACGAGGCCGTTTGCAGGCTCCTTGCGGAGGCGCTCAAAGAATGGGAACTTCTTCACGAACAAAGCGTAAAGAATTGGCTCAAGGTCCTGACGGATAAGAGCCGTGCCACCCGTCGAGTCAAGAAGCTTGGCAATGTTCGGGTTCGCAACCGCAAGGCGGTTAAGAACGTCCGAAGAAGCCTGCTTCCCGCCTTCGCGGGCTGCCTGGATGTCAAGGATCTCGCCAAGCTCAGTGCGGCTCATCTTTGAGAACTTCTTGCGAAGTTCGCGCTGGGTCGCATAGGCCTCGGCAACATCGAGGTTCTCGTCGGCAACACGGCCAACAAGGTGCGGGGCAGTGCCGAGGTCATCCAGACCCTTCTGCACTTCCTGCAACTTTTCGTTAAGTTCGCTCATTTTTTTACTCCTGGCTGTCCAGCATGCGCTGGATTACGGGCGAAAGCCATGGGGCCTTCGTCCCAGAATTTACGGATGCACTCGAATATGCCTTTCGACCCGATGGAAGATCCATCAATCGACCGACGACATCAAGCGCCTTCGCAAGATCAGACTCGACCTTGGCCTTCTGGGCAACCAGTTCGGTGAGCTGCGACTTGATCGCGCTGACCTCCTGCTGTGCCGCAAAGGCTGCATCCAGCGCAGACTTGGCGATGGCAGTTACTTCGTCAAGGCCCTTGGCCTCAACAATTTCCAGAGTGACCTCAGGCGCCTCAACGGCATCTGCTTCACCCTCGGTGACAACAACCTCGGCTACTTCGGCCTCGGTTTCAGCTGCTGGTTCGCCATCTGCGAACGCTGCAACCTTTGACAAGATCTGCGCGCGCTCGTCGGCGCTTGCGTGGACAAGTACGGCGCCAAGGGCCTGAAGGGCCTCGTGCGCTGCATTGACCTCTTCCGCGACTGGCGCAGCCGACTCCTCAACGGGAGTCTCGACAGGTGCCTCTACCGCAGGTTCAGCCTCTGGGGCAACCGGCTCCACCTCTGGGGTGGCATCGACTGCTGGCGTCTCCTCGGCAGGGGCTTCCTGCTCAGACTTGGCGACATCGGACTCGGCTGCAACAGCTTCATCCTGGGTGTTTTCATTAACTTCCGGCTTCTTCGTCTCCTTGTCGTCGCTTTGCGTGACAGTGACGGTCACCCGGGTAGCCTTCTCAGTGTCTCCCACGATATTTTCTCCTTCAGTATCGCCCGCTTCTTGGGCCTTTGACGTCTCAGTCGACTCCGACTCAGACCTTTCCTGGGCCAAAGAAGCAAAAGGCTGCGATGACCGCTGTGTTTCCAGTTCCTGGTCACCTGCCAAGACGGATTCAACGATAGACTTCAAAGATTCAATTTTGTTCAACGTAGAAACCTTGTGCCCGACAAGCTTGTCGGTCTCCTGCCAGCTGTCTCCTTCTGGCCTCCAGATTCGGATAAGAGCAGCTGGATCTTCCGGTGTGGCTTCAATTTTGAAGTCAGAATCAGGAACTCCCAGAGTGCCCTCGCGCATAACATGTTCAACGCGACCACGAGCAGTCCCGCCGCTTGAGCCCCATGAAACAAAGTCGCCTTCACGCACCGAATCAGGGGCAGCTTTCTCAGAGATCTCAAAATCCCCCGACTTCTCGGCGGCCTTGAGGCTCTTGACGGCATTCTGTAGGTATGAGCGCTGGTTAGCCGGAATTCCGACTACTGAGGCCTCCATAAGCTTTACGGAGTCGATTACATACGTGTCCTCACCAGTGCTTGCGTCTTTCTTCTTTGAGACCCTATCCACACGCGCGCCAATAGAAAGCCCAAGCTTTACCCCGCGCTTAATGGCCTTGTATGCCCGCATGGCCTCTGGGTTTTCGTCTTCCTTGCAGACAAGTACGTCAATGTCAAGGTCGTACACCTCGAAACCGGCTTCGCTGTCCCAGCGCTTTACAACTCGTGCATCAGTAACCGAGCCGAAAAGATCTTCGGGAACCATATAGTTATGGTTCAAGAAGATCGTCATATTCTGCTTTGCGGTATCGGCCATCGTGCGAATGGCATTTAGAGTCATCTCATCGCCGTGCAGATCCCTGATTGTCGATGAGGTTGTGCCGGTAACAAAGAGGTCGCCATTTGGCCCCTCATACGCCTTAAGGGCGTTTGTAAAGACTTTAAAATCCACAATGACCTCCCTAGGTACCCGGACATATTGATGTCCGATGACGGCCGCGTCAATACAATAATAATCTCTAATATCACAAGATGGACATAGAGACACATCGAATACAATGATGAATGTTTAGGATTCTTTACCAAACAAAGCATCACGCGGACAATATGTGGACATTCTACAATAAATCTTTTATCTTGTGTTTGGTGTTTACTGCTACCATGTAAGTATGAGCGATTTAGGACACCAGCACCATGGACTTGACGACGACGCGCTTAAATGTACTCTTTGCTCAGAAATCCGTGAACGCGGCAAGGAGGTGCGGGAGCTTGCGTCTGCCCTTATACGCCTGCACAAAACAATCACCCCGGTCCTAGAGTCATATCAGAAACTGAAGCGCTCTCACCCACAGTGCGCATCGTGCGGAATTATGGCCGGACCAGAAGACCAGCATCTTATTACCGAGCTTACCCCGGAGCCAATGGTTCCGCGTGCAAAGGGCCAGAAAAGATATAATGTTTGTAAGTGGTGCTATCAAGATCTCCACAAGGCACGAAGATCTGTCCCCCAACAGCGCAAGCATCAGCTTGACATAGAGCAGATGTTTAAGGATCAAGACGCCATAGAGGGAATTGAAGAGGACATTCTGGAGTGATTCCCGGTGTTGATGGGACAATAGAAGTTGACTTTGAGGACGGAACTACCGTCGTGGCGTCATGGTGGGGTAAGTACCTGATACAATATACGGTAGGATATCGCGGTGGTAGACGGGTCGTCTCTTGCACAAAAGCACAAATGCAGGACATTATTAACCGACGCATGACAGACGACATCTTCTGGTCAGCCGTGAAGCGCAGCAAGTCAGGAAGGTAAGACATGGCAGAGCGCCGCTCATTTCTCAGCCGACTCTTTGGTGGCGGCGATATAGTCGCCAATGCAATCACAACTGTTCCGGAATACGACTCCGCGCCATATGCCAGGGGTGTGGCTGGCGTAACGCATCATGCGAAGCGAAGCACCCAGCAGCTTCGCAGGTGGTCCCGAAACAACCCATGGATTAGAGCCGCCATCAACCTGCGGAGGACTCAGGTCAGCCGAGCGAAATGGGACATTGTTGCAATGGACTCAGACAGCCCAGTAAATGCACGCAAGGTTGCACTAGTCAAGGATTTGCTCAGAAAGCCAAATCAAAAGATGGAGTCGTGGCGCTCCCTAATTGAGCCTGTTATCGAGGACATTCTGGTGCTTGACCAGGGTGCGATTGAGGTAGAGACCACCAACGGCGGAAGAATCGGAACAAGCAACAAGCCGATTGCAGCCATTCACAGCAAGGACGCCGCAAGAATCGTATTCGATTCAGGGTGGGACGGAAGCGACCCCGAAGCCCCTAGGTATTTCGAGTTTGATGACGATGGAAGAGAGGTTGCACGATTCCTTAATAAAGAACTCATTGTAATTATTTCCAACCCTGTCACCTACTCACCGCTTGGCCTCTCGCCCCTAGAAGTTCTCTCCGAAACGATTGAGGCAGACTTGGCGGCAGCGGCATACAATGCAAAAGCAGTCATGGCAGCAGCTCCACCAGGCGTTTTGCATCTTGGCGAGGGCGTTCGTGCGGACCAAGTAGATTCATTCCGCGCATATTGGGACGCAGAAATTGCAGGACGAAGCCAAATAGCAATTACCGGTGGCGGCAAGGGCATGCAGTGGATGCCGCTTGCGTCTTCTAACCGCGACATGCAGTTCATGGAGTGGCAGGTCTACCTTGCCCGAAAGATCTGCGCGGTATTCGGCGTTCAGCCGCAGGACATCGGTATTGGATTTGATGTGAACCGCAGCACCGCAGACGTTGGGGCTGCATTCACGCAGGACGTCGGCATTGCGCCGCTTCTTGATTTGATTGCCGAGTACATCACAAGGGAAATCGTATGGCGCTATGACGAAAACCTTCGCTTTGCCTATACCGACATGGGCCGGCAGACGCAGACAGAAATGTCTTCTTACTACAAGCAGGCACTTGCCGGGCTACCGTGGCTCCGACTGAACGACGCGCTTCGAGAGCGTGGGCAAGACGGGGTTGGCGAAATGGGCGAGCAGATCTGGCTTCCAACACCGCAAGGCTACATGCCGATGAGTCTTTATCTTGAGTATTTGGAGAACATCGTAGAGGGCCCTGAAGACGACCCAGATGGAGGCAATCCACCTAGCGCAAACCAGCCGCAAGGAGTTCCTTCTCCCGACCAGGGCGAAGGAATGGTTGAAGACAACACGCCAGAGGAGGCAGCCCAGTCACAGAGCTCCAAGGATGCCGGAGACCCGATTATTGTCAGCGACATTGACGGAACCCTAACAATCAGCGACGGTTCGGATGAGCCAAACGAGTCGGTGGTCGATTATCTTCAAAGAAAGTCTGAGACCCACCGCATCGTTATCATCAGTGCCAGATCCACCAAGCGCCTTGAAGAAACAAGGGACTGGCTTGATGCAAATGATGTTCCTCACGACGAGCTGTACATGAGTGACTTCCCTGCCGGTGCTGGTCTTCAGTTCAAGAAGTACAAGATGTCAAAAGTTATGAAAGAGCTTGGAAATGTTGTCGAGGCGGTTGAGAATGATGCCGCCGCAAGAGATGCATACCGCTCTGTTGGGGTGAGAAACGTTCATTCTCCGGAAGACATAAAGCAAGCCCATAAGGCCGCTGACTATTCCGGAATCAACCTTAACGTGCCATCGTCGGTTCAGGCCGAAGCGCGCAGAGGACTTGATTGGCGAGAAGAGTTTGGCCGCGGAGGGATTGGCCCTGGCCAAGTTACTGCCAGAATGCTTACGGGAAACAAGATGACTATTGCGAGGGTGCGCAAGATGCGAGCCTATCTTGCCCGACACGAAGTCGACAAACAGGGCGAGGGATGGTCACAAGGCGAAACCGGGTACCCATCAGCCGGAAGAATTGCATGGGCGCTTTGGGGCGGAAACCCAGGTCAGTCGTGGTCTGGAAAGATCATGCGCCAGGTTGAGGCCCGCGAAAAAAGCTAATGGCCGACAAGCTCTATCACAGGCAGCCGTGTTTCTGCATGCCATGCAAAGTTTTGCGGGCATCAGGACCGATGCCGATTTCAGATGATACAATAGAACTTGATGAGAAAAAGCCAAAGAAAAAGCGCGGTAAAAAGTCTTAGCCACTTCTCCACATTTAGCGGTGTCGGCGGAATAGACCTAGGCCTCGAGGCTGCTGGATGGACTACCGTTGCCATGTGCGAAAATTCTGCATATCAATCTGCGGTGCTTGCTGCGCGCTGGCCACACCTAAAAAACCTTGGCGACATTACAACAGTCAGCACCCAAAAAACTGGAGAAGCCTGGCAAGGTGCTACTCTTTGGTCAGCTGGCTTCCCGTGCCAAGACCTAAGTTCGGCAGGGAAGAGAAAGGGGTTTACAGGTGAGCGTTCGGTCCTCGCGTTCTCGTTCCTCAACCTCGTTGAGTCCTTTGCACCAGAATGGATTCTTCTCGAAAACGTCCCGGGACTCCTCACATCAAATCAAGGAAGAGACATGGGGCGACTCCTCCAGGAAATGGACGAACTCGGGTATGGCGTTTCGTGGCGAACTATTGATGCGTCGAGCGCCGGAAGCTGTGAACTGCATGGGGGACGGCGGCCAGTGCCGCAGCCGCGCCGTCGAGTCTTCCTTCTTGGACATCTTGGAACCGCTCGCGCCGGCGAGGTTCTTCTTGACGCGAGAGGAGGCCCAGAACTACCTTGGGCGCTCGGTCGTGAGTACACCCAATGGTCCGAAGATCGGCTTTACGCCGGACCTCCACCAGAAGATTCTCGAGACCATCGACCAGCAGCGCTTGATTTTGCGAAGACTGACTACACTGGAGATGGAGCGCCTAATGGGGTGGCCGGACGGGCACACACTCGTCAAAGGATTCCGACGTCTACACGTCAAACGCACCAAATCATAGAGCTTCCAAACTCCAACGGACCAGAGCTCAGGATGTTCAGGAAGATTGAGCGCAGCCAGAACAACGGATTCTTCGAACGCTGGACAGAGGACGGTGCGTACAGCACGCTAACTGCGTTCTCTTCGTCTGGCGTCTTTGGTCAGCACCTAATCCAGGGAGGCGCGTGCATGGAGCACCCACTTCTTGACAGAACCAATGAAACAGTACGAGCAGATGCTTGCGGAAACGGGGTGGCCAGCCTGGTTGCTGAGTGGATTGGCCTCAGAATCGTAGAAAACATGAGGTTGCACGGGGAAATCTGATGTGATAGAATCCTGTCATGTCACATAAGGACCCGGTAACGCCAGAGCTTAGGCTTACGGTCATGAAGCGCGACAAGACCTGTGTTGGCCCGCGAATCGGAATGCCCAGTCAGTGCGGCAGCCAATTTGGCTCAGGGACAACGATCTCGTTGGAGCTTGACCATGTTGACAATGCCGGATTCGGCAAACGTGGACCTAGTACGATTGGTAATTTAGTGGTCCTTTGCGGGTTCCACCACAGAGTAAAAACAGAGTCATCCAAAAAGTGGAAGCCTCTGCTTAGGAAGTATTTGGAGGGTATGCATGGGTAATCCAGCACTTCATTATCCGGGCGACGGCGGTTGCTCCTACCAAAACTGCCCAAATCGATCAACAACGCGCGTCAAGAGGGGGAACTTTCTTCCACTCGGAGAAATTAGAATGTTCTCTGCCGGAACAGGGATTCATGTGGAGTGCATGAATCATATTCTTCGCCACAATGGCGGGGTACTTGACGATATGGTTGAAACATCGGATACTACAAGAATAGTATCCAAGGAGAACGACAATGAGTGACGGACATTTGGATTTTCAGAGCGTCAAGCAGGGCGCAGTAGCTGCGTCGTCGATCATCTCCTCGTTGGTTGAGGATGTATCAGATTTCGAGATGCGCGAAGCCATGGCCCCAGAGCTGTGGGCGCACATTCGAGACGAGATGCGAAATGGCGAATACGCAAGCACCGATCCAGAAACATGGTGGCTGATATGCGAGGGCGTGACGTACGCGATTGACGAATGGGTCAAGACCGGCGCTTTGCCAACATGGGAAGGCCGAAATGAGTAAGCAGAGCGGTGCAGTAAATAAAGGGCTGCGCGAGCAGCAGCGAGAACAGAACGCCAAGGTGTGGCGTCTTATCAAGGACTCCGGGGTGAAGCGACGATGGGTTGCCATGCACCTTGGTGTATCCTATGGGTATCTGAACCAGGTACAGTATGGCCATGCACCGATGACCGCAGAGATGCGGAAGCGGTTGGCTGAGTATCTTGGATTGAGCGAGTCCGAGCTTTTCGGACAGAAGTAAGAGAAGGAGTTAGTAATGGCATTCGACAAGAGCGCACTTAAGGATTACGTTGATGTCGCAGAGCGCATCCGGGCATGGTACGAAGCGTACCCAAACGGCAGAATCGAAACGCGGCTTCTTGAGCACACGGAGAAGCGCGTGGTCATTGAGGCGCGAGCCTATCGCGGCGTCAAGGAAGACAACGGGCTTGACGAAAGGCTTGGCTTTGTGGACGATCGTCCAGCAGGCATTGGCCACAGCGCCATGCAGATTCCGGGCGCTACGCCATACACGCGGGGTTCTGAAATCGAGAACTGCGAGACGTCGGCTGTGGGCCGCGCGCTCGTAATGGCAGGCCTTCCATCAAAGAAGGTTGCGTCAAACGATGAGATTCGCTCAAAGGGCGGAGACGTTGTTGCAAAGCGCGAATCGCAGAAGATTGCAGACGAAGAGGTGCTCCGCGCAGCAGCGGAAGTCTTTGAGCCAACAGACGAGCTTGTCGATTGGCGAGAGGCCATCAACGGTGCCGCATCGATCACCGACCTCAATACGGTTGCGCAACAGATTGCGTCATCGAAGCTTGGGGCTGATGCAAAGAAGTGGCTTGCGGTGTTCTATAACACCCGAAAAGCTGACTTCTCCTAATGCAGATACCAGATAGCACGCTCGAAAAGAAGCACATCAGCGTCAGCGAGATCCGCGAGTTTATGGCGTGTCCGCTGCGCTGGTGGTACCGGTATGGCATGGGCCTCTGGACCGACAAGCAGACGAGCTTTTTTGCTCTCGGTACGTCAGTCCATGCTGGACTTGCCAGCTGGTACGAGCCCTTTGGCGGCGGCAAGCAAATTGGCGACCTTACCCCAGCAATCGACGCATTTAAGTCCACCTACGCCAAGGAGTCGGCCACAATCGACTGGACGCAGGAAAAGGACAAGAATCCGATTAGCGAAAGCGCGTTGGGCGAGGATATGTTGAAGGCCGCACTGCTGGAAGGTGATGACTGGACGGCAAGCGCGGTTGAGCGGACCTTCATGGCCGACATCGAACACAGCAGGCTCGGCAAACTGCCGATCAAGCTCAAGTCGGTGCTGGACATGGTGACAAAAGAGAACGATGTAGTCGAGCACAAGACGGCGGACCGAAAGTGGGAGGCTGGCCGAGAGCATGGAGATGCACAGGCCACCGCTTATGTGAATGCGATTCGACAGAATCACGGTCACGACCCGAAGGTGACGTTCAACATCATCTCTAAGCACTCAAAGGGGCCGAATGTGGAGCGTCGCGTAACAACGCGAACGCAGGATGATATCGACCAGCTGTACATTACCGTTAGGGCAATCTTGGACGCGCGCGAAAAGGGCGCGATCTATCCAAATCCTACGGCATTTGTGCACTCGTCGTGTGAGTATAGGAGGCTGTGCAACCAATGGGAGTCGCACCCACAAAAGCTACCAGAAACAAAGAAAAAGATGTTAGAAGTTCTGCCGGGAATCAGGAACAGCACGTTGGACAAGCTAGTACGATGACGCTGGCGCAGTGGCGCGTCGATGTTGAGCAGTCGGGCAACCGACAGGGCAGAATCGGAGACTTCTTCACTGCGGTAACCGGAAAACCAATGAAACGCACCGATTATGGGCGAATTGCGCAGCTCATGGCTGCATTTCCTGGCGGAATCCCGGCCCTGATGTCTGCAATCTGCGAAGCGGCAATCCGTGATGTGAGCGGTGACCCGTTTGCGTATGTAAAGAAGCTCTCAATGACCAGAAAGTGGTCTGACGAAGTAAGTAGCCGCAAGGAGGACTACGATCAGTATGTCGAAAGAGAATGAGCCAAAGAAAATTAGTGAAATTGTCCCAGATTTGGACTTCGTAACGATCATGTCAAACGGACAGGTCAAGGGGTCTTCGACAGTGCCAACGCCTGAGGTTGCATATAAGCGGATTAACCAGTCTGGAATGCCGATTCGCTACCAAGGTGCGTCGCTTTCGTCACTGCTGCCAGAAATCAAGGAGACAAAAGCAGCAAAGACCGCGCTGGACTGGGCGTCAAAGCCGCTTGCTGACCAAGGGTTCTTTCTCTTGGGTGCGCCTGGCACCGGGAAGACGTATCTGGCTGCCGCGGCGATGAATTCTCGCATTATGGAAGGCCTTGTCGGGCCAAAGTTCTTTAACGTGCCGATTTTCCTTGATGCAATTCGCACATCGTTCAAATTTGACGATGCCGAGGCGCAAGAAGACTTCCAATACAGCTGCAAACGAGCTCCGTTGGTGGTTCTAGACGACTTCGGCAAAGAAAAAGCGACCGATTGGGCGACAGAACGCCTCTATGTGCTTGTCGAAAGCCGATATTCAGCAATGTTGCCGACAATTGTGACGTCGAACCGCTCAATTAATGAGCTGTACGACCTTGGATACGGTGCGACCGTCTCCCGATTGCTTGAAACATGCGCTGTTGTCGAGTCTTCTGGCAAAGATTTGCGTCCAGGTCTACGGAAGTCGGCCAAGTAGGTGTCGTCCGCGCTCGAATTAACGATCAACGGCCGTCCGCCAAGCTGGAATGCCGCGTATCGGGCGCGAAAATCGTACATCTACATGACAAGGGAGGCAAAACAGTGGAAGAAGATCGTCTCGGTCATGGCCGGAGCCGCAAAGGCGGAACAGCAATGGGCATGCGACAGTGATACAATGCTCGTGGTTGATGTGTGGATTTACGTGAAGCGTTCAATCGACGCAGACAACATATTAAAACTGACACTTGACGCGATTGCGCTGGGTATCGGAGTGAATGATGCAAGGTTCATGCCCCGTGTATGGACCCTGAAGAAAAAGTGCGATGAAGAAAAGATCGTACTTAGGATTAGTGAGGTAGAAGAAGATGATTAAGGTACAGTTGATTGGTTATGTTGGTGCTCGTCCCGTCGTCCGCTCTACGGCAAAGGGCCGTCCAGTGGCGAATTTCAACGTCGCCGTCCATGGCACAAAGGATGCGAATGGTGAAGAGAAGTCGACGTGGTATCCGATTACTTGTTGGGATGGTCGTGCAGAGCTTGCCGATAAGATTGTCCAGAAGGGCGACCTTATTTGGATCGAGGGAACGCCGGAAATCAGCTCGTGGACGGACAAGAACGATGTGGAGCACACGGAAATCTCCATCACCGCAAAGTACATTCAGGTGCTTAGCCGCTCAAAGAAGCAGGGTGAGGGTGAAACCTCCTCACGCGCAGAGATGCAGCAGTCGCTTGAAGAGCTTCCGTTCTAATGTTGATGAAGAACTACGATTTGCAGCAGATTGCTGACGATTTAAAAGCAGTACAAGAAATGGAACAAAGCGCAGAGCGAGAAACGATGCTGCGTAAAGTGTTACCGGTGCTTTCCGAACTCGTCAACACAATGGCGAAAATTGCGGAAAAAATTGGAGAGCCGGTGGAAGATATACCATCGATGAAGGCACCCCGAATCATTGCGTCACGCGACGTCAACTGATAGGATAAGCGACCTCATTCCTGAGGGGGTTGGAGAAATCCAGCCCCCTCTTGTCACCCATAAGGAGTTTGTTATGGCCCAGTCAACCCCCGTCACATCACAAGAGATCACAACTGCACTGTCGAAAGGGCCAACTATCGTTGATTTTTGGGCTCCATGGTGCAAGCCATGTGTTGCGATCAGTGCAGAGCTCGAGAAAATCGCGTCATTCCGAAAAGACGTTACCGTTATCAAGGTAAATGTGGATGAGAACCCTGCTATCGTGCAGGAGTACGGCATCAAGAGCGTTCCCTACGTTCTCTACACCTCTATTGCCAACGGTTCACCAAAGGCATTTGCAGGCTTCCTGACGGCAGAAGACCTTCTCCGTAGGATGATGCTTGACCCAGAAGCTGTTTCTGAGCGACAGTTCCTCCGTTCCATCAACCCAGACCCCGTAACAGCTATGGCAAAGGCCTCTAAGGCCCTCTGACCCCAAGGTGCCAGAATCACGCCTCTCCGTCGCTCCTAGGGGTGCCTACGGGCGCGCGGCGGCCCCCCACACCGATGGTCGCATCTGTCAGCCCGTAGTGGAAGAAAAAGTCGCGGTACGTTTCCGAACTTTTGTGTATGTGAATGAGACCACAGGGTGCCATGAATGGACCGGTACGATTGACTCAAGGGGATACGGTGGATTCAAACACCAAGGGAAGAAGGTCCTTGCACACCGATGGGCGTATCTCTATGAGGTTGGGCCTATTGCCAGGGGATTACACCTTGACCACCTATGTAGGGTGCGAAAGTGTGTCAATACAAAACACCTTGAGCCTGTGACGTGCAGAATAAACATACTCCGCGGTCTTGCAGCTGCTGGGCGTATCACGCATTGCAGCAAGGGACATGAATGGACCGACGAGAACACCTACCGGTCTCCACGGGGCCGGAGAGAGTGCAGAGCCTGTCGCCGTATCTCGCTCGCTCGTAGATAATTTTCTGTAAAAAAAAATTAGCGCCTAGGCCATGTGCCTGGGCTTTTTTATTGCAGGAAGAGGGGTTGAGGGGTAATCGCCACAGATTGGTCAAATGTTGATTTGCACGTAGCGCGCGCATGGGTAGGGGGGGTCATCTGTTCTATGCGAGGGGTTGGGGTAAATCGATGAGCGGGTAATGGCACGCCGTACTGCTGGCCAGACAAAGAGAACACCCCCCACCCCGAAGGGCGGAGGGTGCGCTCTCTACAAAATCTGGCGGGCGGTCAGCCGAGGGGCTGCTGCTCTCCTGCAATCTCCCACGCCACTAGGCGCGTGAGGTTGATGGTGCGGTGCGCGTGGAAGGGTCTGCGGTTCTCGCATGCGCTTCCTGCCTTCCCTGCATACGGACACGCGGTCGTGTAGCCGTACTCGGTCGGGGCTCCGATGACGATGCCAACGCAAGGCTCGCCTTTCTTGTTGAGGTACACGCCTTCTGGGTACTGGTCGCGGTTCACCTGACCCGCAACGCGGAACAGCACCACGCCGTTCTCGGCTGTGGCTTCCACCTTCACGCGCCCGATGGCGCGGTGTTCGGCGGCTCGCCCTGCTGCCGCTTCGCGTCGCTTCTCCCGGCATTTGTCCGTGGTCGGCGCGCTCCACCCAGTAAGAACGACGAACATACCGCCGCTCTTTGCTGCTGCCGCCCTTGCGGCTGCGAAGGTCATACCTGCCTTCATCGTTTCCTCCTTTGTCGGTTCGGGTCTGTGCCTTCCCCCGACAACCAAAGCCTACCACAGAACAGGGCAGCGCAAGGGGTAGGCGGTGCGGGTTGCCCTTGCGCCGGACTCGCCCTATCCAGAGGGGTAAGGGGTAGAGGGGTCGCCTACTGGCTCATGAGTAATGACTGACCTAATGATAACCGCGTAAGCTGCGACGATTGCCCACGCTTCGATCAGACCGAGCCAAGACTCGGGGCTAGGGGTAAGGGGTGCGACTGGCCTCTGATGATGAACTGATGATGAACTAACAAAAGAGCCGACCCCCGAAGGGATCGGCTCCGTTGCCCTGTCGCCGGACTTGATCAGAAGGGAGCGGACTCTCCGTTCTGCGCTTCGTAGGCGGCGCGTGCCTTCGTGGTGATGTTGCGGACTGCCTGACGATGGAGCGCATAAGCGTCCCCGCTAGAAGCGTCGTAGCAGGACGCGATCCACCACGCCACATCGTGATCATCAGCGAAGTCTGCGACGTCCAGAGGGAGCCACCCCATCATTGGGGCGTTGCCACCCTGCCAGAGGATCGCCTCGTTCTCTGGCGCTGCCCTACCGATGAGGACGGCGGTGAAGGTCATCTCTGACTCGTTCACCTTGCGTACAACCCTCACAGGCTGCCGCCAGAGGTCGCCCTGCTCCAATGCGATCTCAACGCGAGGCGCAAGAAAGACCGAGAGCATCGCGCTCGTCGGCTCCGCGAACACTTGACCATAGAGGCTCTCAATCGGTCGGATCATCACCGCCGTTGGATTCTCTGGATACCGAGCCAACGCCTCGGCTCGTGCGACTGCTGCCTGTGCGCCGGTTTTGCCCTTGCCGTTCATAGTTTCCTCCTGTGCTATCAGCGAAGCATTGCCGCCGATAGTTAGAGTCTAAACACATCAACCAAAAAGCGCAAGCACTACGCACCAGGCGCAACAGATCGCAGCTGCCCAAGAACCAGTAGCAGACAGGGGCAAGGGGAACGGCACGGACTATGGGGTAAGGGGTCGCACTATGACCTGATAATGATGACCTGATGAATAGCCATAAATGATGACCCCCCTACCCGAAGGCAGAGGGGTCATCGGATTCTCCGAGCTGGACTGGGCTAGACCATTGAGTTCCAACCCAAGAACAGAATCACGGCCACTAGGAAGGTCGCAACGCTGATTGCCTCACCGATGAGTTCCATCATGCTCCAACCTCCACGATTGCCCTGACCTCGATGGCGATGGCGCGTGCGGCCGAACCCCGACCGAACATGCTGTGATGCGCGGTGGTGCCGACGATGCTGGCAACGGCCTCATGGAAGTCCAGCGAATACACAGCTCGCTGTTCCGCGATGATGTTGCCTTCGTGATCCCACATGGAGCCCTTCGTCGTGCCGTCGCTGGTATGGACGACATTGAGCCGGCTGATCATCTCCGAAGGCCAGCCGACCTCGGTGTACCACTCTGGCGCGTAGAGCCCATGGCCGTCGCCGTTCAGGGCTCGCATTGCGTCGGGCTTCTCCCGAAGTAGCTGGATCAGTTCTTCCTTGGTCATCTCTGACCTCCTGTGCTAGTCGGCAGGTCATTTGCCTCCCGACATCTGAAAGGTACAACAGGCACGGCCGCAATACAAGGGGGTCGCACCAGACGCAACGCCAAAGGGGCAAGGGGGGAAGGGGGGCGGTGTATGGCTGGTGGGGTATAGGGGATCAATGATGACCTGATGACTGTGGCTCGATAATGAGGTGAGTGAGCGTGGTCGCAGCTGCGCGCCAGAAAAACGACCCCGTAGGAACGACGGAGAGCGACGAACTGGGGCTAGGGGGTATCAGCACACCCCCGATGAACGACCTGATAAACAAGCCTGACGAATGGGGTGGGGGGTCGGGGTAGGCGTTGCCTGATGATGGCCCTATCTAAACCCCGGGGAAAAGAACCGCCCCCACTCCCGAAAGAGTGAGGGCGAGTCTAGGTCGAAGTGCGGTCAGCGGTTCAGAGTTGCCCAGAACCCCCGCAACCACAGGCGCAATCGGCACCACTCGGAACGCAGCCGCAACCCTCCGCGATGATGAGAGCGCAACCATAGCGTTCAGACCTTCGCTCCTCGCAGCCGTCGCAATACATCAGCAGCCCGAGTCCGCCGTTGTTGTCGGCGTACCATGCCGAGTCTCCTAGCACCTGCTCGCAATCGGAGCAGGTCGAAGTGCGGTCATCGGCAGTCATGCCGCACCAGTGATGATTGCGGCATCGGTTCGCTCCAAGCCCAACGCCCAGCGCAGGTTGTCGTAGGAAGTGCGCGAGTCCAACAGGCTACGCGCAGCCGACGACTGGATCATCAAGGCGAGAAAGGTACGGCGTGCCGACTCCATGAGTGAGCCGTAGTCCTCCTCATCAAACGAAGTGGAGTAGTACGCTGAGTCAGACACCAACTCGGCGAGCGAGTCGTCAGTCATCATCAGGACGACATAGGAGCCGTCATCATAGAGTCCCCACTCCGCGCTTGATGACCGCACCTCGACCGAAACCGAGTCAAGGTCGCGGCTGGTGTGGTCATTCCAGAAAGCAGCAGGGACGACGACGAGGTGGCTAGCACCACCGGCTTCCGTGTTGCTCTCTGCTGCTGCGGCGAACTCCTTCTCGGTGAGGGAGTCCATCGCTGTCTTGATTGCTGCCCGTACCTCGACGAGCCGATCTGCGTTCGTTTCCGTGAACATCTAGACCTCCTGTGTCGCTTCGGGTCTGTGCCAGCCTGCGACCTCACCAGACTAGTTCGAAGTGCGGGCAACGTCAAGCCCCACCTAGCAGATGGCGCACCAGACGCAACGACCAGATGGGGCAAGGGGAAACGGACTCGCTGGGGTATGGGGGGTCAAGTAATAGCGTGATGATGATGACTAATGATGAGCTGCGACTATTGACTCCGACCGGCCGTATCGGAAGCCGTGAGATTCTAGGGGTAAGGGGGGGCTGGGGTAGGGGGTGATGTGATGACCTAATAGGACTAACAAAAAACCGCCCCCCGAAGGGGACGGCTTCCTGTTGCCTTCGCCCGGCCGCGTTAGTCGTTCAGTTGATTCCCGAACTCGTAGCCGCACGGCTCGCAGTAGCCGCCAGACCAGCCGACCATCGCCTCGCACCTTGGGCAAATGCCAGACTCGGTAATCTCCAAACAATCAACCCATGACGAGCGGTCATCATCTAGCAGAAACTCCGTAGCGGTCTCCAAGTCCCGATTGGTTGCCCTGCCTGTCTTGTTGGTTCTGGTGAAGTCAGCCAGAAAGTCCGCTAGGCTCACCAGCCCAGCGATTGCCTCCTCCCGATCCTCATAGAACGAACGATGAGGCTCGCCGTTCCATACCACCTCGACAACCCAGAGGGTCGCCTTCTTTTGCTCGGTCATCTTGACCTCCTGTGCCGAGAGGGGTCTGTGCCTACTCCCTCGACTTCCATGAGTCTATACGGCCGGGCGCGGTCAAGTCAATAGCAGCAGCCGAGCTGCGCGCCAGACATGCGACACGCCAGAGCGTAAGGGGTAAGGGGGAGCGGGGTCAGGGGTGCTAGGGGTCGCATAATAGCGCGCTGATAATGACGGCATAAAAGAATCCGCCCCACCCCGAAGGGTGAGACGGATTCGATGACCGCAACCGGTACGGCTAGTCGTGAACCGCGACCACGAACCAGAAGGGCTTGGCGTCTGCTCGATTGACCAGACCAGAGACGAAGGCTACCGATCCGTCAGATGGGAGGAGGCCGAGTGAGATAGCCGCCGCCATCTCCTTATCCTCTGGGGTCAGCGACCCTGCCGCGACATCCTCAGCGTCGTACTCTTGGACAAAGAAGTCCAGACCACCGAGCAGCGCATACGCAGCCTGGGTCATCCCGCGAGCGACCGAGTGAGCCATCGGTTCAGGATAGCCGCCGTCGGTAGCGACAGCCTCTGTCTTGTCGTACGCCCAGTCAGGGCCGGCAGCGGTCAGCGTGTCGCCTACGGCATCCTCGACGCCATCAACCACGCGCCTTACGAATACGATGAACCTATACATAGGTTCCTCCTGTGCTAGTCGAGCAGATCAGAGCCGCCCGACACTTCGAGTATTGCCGGCAGCGGTCAATCCGTCAAGAGCCAAGACGAGCCAGAGCGGTAGCACTCGACCGATCCAGCAATGGGGTAAGGGGGGTGCGGGGGTCGTATGGGGGGTCGCCTAATAGCCCTGTGATGATGACCTGATGACTAGCAGCTCGACAGAATCAAACGACACGACAGAGTGAGATGAGGGAGCGGGGGGTGGGGGGACGGGGTAGGGGGTCGAGTAATGACGGCGTGATGATAAACACCGGACAATAGAACACCCCGCCAAGCCGAAGCCCGACGGGGTGCTCTGGTCGAATCGAAGCGAGGCCTAGCGCACCTGCTCCTCTCCCGACACCATCCACGACACGAGCCGCGTCAGGTTGATAGTGCGGTGGGAGTGGAACGGGCGACGACGCTCACACGCCGAGCCGACGACTCCCGCGTACTTGCAAGCAGTCGTGTAGCCGTACTCCGTTGGAGCGGAGATGACGACATCAACGCAAGGCTCTCCCTTCTTGGTCAGGTATACGCCCTCTGGGTGCTCGTCCCGATTCACTTGACCCGATACTCGATACATAAAGGAAACGCGCCCCTTGTCGTCTACCACTTGCTCGCCCGTCGTCTGGACGCGCCCGATAGGACGATGCTCGGCCTCACGGCTCGCCGCGCTCTCCTTGCGGCGGTCGAACTCCTTCGGGGTGGTCGGCGCAGACCACGCGGTCAGGACGGAGAACATCCCGCCCAACTTGGCGCACACCTCGCGCGCTTGCTCGTAGGTCATCCCCTTCATCTGGTTCTCCTCTGTGCTAGTCGGGGGAGCATAGCCACCCAACACATCGAAGGTACACCCACCGAGGCCTAGCGTCAAGCCCCCCGCTGCGGAGTTTCGGAGCGCGCACCGCGACCGCTGGGGTCTGGGGTGTCGGGGTGTGGGGTAAGGGGTCGCATAATAGCCAGCGCATAATGACGGCCTAATGATGACCGCGTAAAGCTCAGGGAATAGAAAGAGGCCACCCCCCGCACAGATGGGGAGTGGCCTCGTAGAAAATCGAGCGGACTACTTGCCGGAGTATGCCGTAAGGTCGTCCACCCAGACAGCACCGACAAGCGGTGTGCCGATGAAGTCATACTCGACTGCGGCCAAGAGTTCATCGTAGACCTTCTCGTCAGCATCGGCAGCAACGATCAGAGCCGCCGGTGCGTGCTCCAAAGCAACCGCTTGCGCGACGCTTAGGGTGCTCCAAGTGTCTGCTCGATCAGCCCAGAACGAATCGCCGCACTCGTCATCGCGCCAACCGATCAGGACGGCCAGAGCCTCACCGCGAGTCTTGGTGTAGGCCACAAGGTCATCGCCGTCGCCGTAGCGAACGAACGCCCGAAAGCACGAGCCTTCTGGCAGAGCCTGTCGGCAAGTAGGGCAAGTCCCTACGGCCTGTGTTCCGAGAAACTCCCGCAGCCACTTCTGCGCTGGTGTCGTCAGGTCTTTCATCTGTTCCTCCTCCTGTGCCTGTGCTGTTAGCAAGTGCCAACTCATACAAGGTAGAGCCTCCTGTGCCGTTCGTCAAGCCCCCAGTTTCGACCAGAGGCACGGCCTACCGGTAGCGATGGGGCGTGGGGTATGGGGGGGGGGCTATGGTAGGGGGTCTGATAATAGCGGCCTGATAATGATGAGCGGATAAAGTGAGGCCGCCGGTGGCACAGACACCGACGGCCTCGTAGTCAATAGGGACGCGCTACGCTAGCGGCTCGTCCTCCCTGAACATTGAGAGCGTAGGATAGCCGCCGTGTTCGAGCTGCGCGCTGATTCTATCGGCTTCCTCTTTGGTGAATCCGCGAGAATCGCTGCCGCTATCAAACAAGACAAGCGCACGACCCACAAGGCCGCCGCCCATCATGTACGCAGGAGCCGAATCGGTGGCCTCGGCTACGAAGTCGCACACCACACGATTGAACAGGACAGGCTCACGATACAGGCCTTCCTCATCTACGAACACAATCACAGGAACGCCGCCAAACGCACCCGACCCTGCGACTTGGACGAGCTCGCAGCCAATCGCCGCGTAGTGCTCTGATAGGCCGGACTTGTCGCCCCATGCGATGCGCTCGACCCATGACTCGCCCTGCTCGTTCACATTGACCCTAAACGCTTCCGACATTATCTCCTCCTTGCTGTGCCTTATCGGGAAGCCCCGACTCCTCGATTCTAAACGACCAGATAGGCCGCGTCAAGTCTTACAGCAGAGCCTCGGCTCCCGACTCCATCGCAATATAGAGCGCAACCTGCCGAGCTGCCTCGTCCGAAGTCATAGCGAAACAAAACACAGGATACCCTGCCGTACAGCCTTCGGAGTAGTACTGACCATCAGATACCCTCCAGAGCGTACCGCCGAAGTTCACTCCGTCCTGCGTCATCAGCGCAACCCAAAGATCGTCGCGCAAGTCCACGCGCAGATACCCTGCGTCGCCAATCTCGTATAGTTCCTCTGCTCTCATCACTCCACCTCTCTCACATCAGGCACGAAATCGCTCGTGCCGCCGAATCCTAGCACCAAGAGTACGAAGGCCGCAAACGCAACCACTACTACCGCACCCTTGATGTATAGCCTACGCCGCTGCTCACGCTCCCACGCTGCCGACTCCCGAAGGTACTCGGCCTTTGTACGAGCGGAGAACTGACTCCACGAGCGACCACTCTTGCGGGAAATCGAAGTCATGCGTAGTACTCGTCCTCATCAGCGAAGGGATACCCTGCGCCTTCGAGTACGGCATACACGCACTCCGCGATTGCTGCTCGGTACTCCTCAATCGTACCGCGCTCCAAATAGAACGCTCGGAAGTCAATGTCCGGAAGGTCGTCAGGGGTCAGGCCGCACTTGGCCTCAACCTTGCGCGCTACCGCAACATAGAACTTGCTGAACGGAATCTCGACCGATTGCTCAAACCCTTCGTCCATCTCTTACTCCTCTCTGTGTCTATCGGGAAGCCCCGACACCATCACCTTACAGCCGCCAGACTAGTCCGTCAAGCCCTCTTTGATGTAGGTGTAGGTGTATGGTGAGCCGGCAGCTCGCCACGCCGTCATCTCACGCGACCACTTGTGCGGCTCGTCAATGATGTCTATGGCGCGCTCTATGGCCTCACCTGACGAAAGCCCAATAGCAAAGTCCCCGCCGCGCACCAGAGCGCGAACGAAGGCGATAACCTCCTCCTCCGTGAACTCGTAGAAACTAAATGCTGCCATTGTCTCTCATCTCCTCAATCCTCTCCTCTGCCAACGAAGCGTGTGCCGCATCAGCATAGCACTCCGCGCAAATAGATGACTCAAACTGCTGCTCGTCCTCTACCTCCGTTCCGCACCAGATACAAGCGTTCCTACTCATACTTCCTCCTCCAATAGTTTCTTGGCATACTCAATGGCCTCATCTATTCCATCAACAATCTCTCCGTCCTCATTATCAACCGACGCGACCTCAAACCAAGCGTTATTTATCCACTCGATCAGGCCAGACTCCTCTGCTGCGCGCAGCTTCTCGTCGGTATCAAGTCCCTTTCTATCTAGGTCATCTGTATACCGAAGCACGGCAACTTCACCTGACGGCTCCGTGTAGTTGATTCTCATTTCACCATTTCGGTACACGCGCACTTCCTTTGGGTTGCTGCCCTCTGGCCTCCACAGAACCTCTGCGTCGTGCGTGTGCGTATAGAAGGCCGCGTCTTGTCTGCTCATACTCCCTCCTGACTCATCGCTTCATAGCAATCGTCGCATAGGTACAGCGACTCCTCATAGGCCATCTCATAGCCGTTCCAACCGGTCTTGTAGGTGCGGAGCTTCGGCGTGCCGTGTGGTGCGCCGAGTTCAGACTCACACTCCTCAATGTGTTCGATAGTTGTCTGCTCGTTCATACTTCCTCCTGTGCTACTAATCGGGAACTCCCGACTTCACAAGCCTACTAGATAGAGTAAGGGGAGTCAAGCGTTTCACCGCTCAACCCCCCAGACGATTTACCACCACCGAGTCGTCGTCCACTCTGGCCGTCCGTGGCCTCCACGACTATCACCTTGCGGCGGAGTCCTACACCTTCCGGCTAGACCCTTGTTTAGTAAGCGGCGGTGGCCGCCCCTAAACCCTTATCGTGCCGTTTCGTATCTCCCTCTGTACCGGTATTGGCCAATGCTCGGTACTCGTTCGATACTGCGACTTTTGTTATTACAGCTCCGGTATTCGCCAACCTCGCATGAACACCTTATCGCACTTATTCGGCTGCGGTCGTCGTTCCAACTCTACTCACCTAGTCCCCGAAGGCGTACGCACAACGGCAACAGACTCATTATGGGGTGCGGGGTATCACATTGTCAAGTAAGCCAATGATAAGGTAAGGATAAGAAACCTAAACAAAACGAGCAAGGCCGTATCAAGCTGCGGACAAAGAAAGTCCCCGCCGATGGGAGGAGCCACCGGCGGGGAGGGTTAGGCCTAATCGGTGGGAGGAGCCACCGAGCTAGGCCGTTGCTAGTTAGGCCGCAAGAAAATGTCTGGCTTCTGCGACCTGATGGAAGTGTACGCACCCGCGAACCCTACGACCAAGTGGTCAAGGAAAATCATGTCCATCAGCCGCGCAGCAGACTCAACATCTTTGGTGAGTTTCACATCTTCCTCTGATGCGGCCTCATCGCCCGAAGGGTGATTGTGAACCAGAGCGAACCCTACCGCCCCCATCAGGAGCGCAGAGCGCAGAATCTCCCCGACCGATACCGAAGTGCCAGTGGCCGTTCCTTGATAGAGGCGTTGGATACCAAGCACATTGTTGCGGCCGCCGAACGATACGACAAATAGCGATTCGCTCAGTTCCGCGTCCGCGAACTCGCGGAACACATTAGCCAACTCACGCGGCGACTCCACTCGCAGCGAGAGAGTTTTCTTGTCTATGAGCGTTCGCTTCATCTGGTACTCGTAGGCGTTCCATACTCCGGACTCTGCGATAGAGTTTCCCTTGCGCTTCCTCATTGTTCCTCTCCTCTTGTTGCGCGAAGCCGCCGACTGCGCCGACGATGGGCCTCGCTTATGGATTGTCGCAGACTTCTTGGCGGAAGTCAAATGCTTCGCCATTGACGAAAGCCTGTGTCGAGATCGTATTCGCGTGCGTTCCCGTAGTTGGCGTATCCGTCAAGCCAAATCATCTTGCCATCAACGAACTCCCACTTATAAAGAAGGCCGTCCTCACCTTCCCAATACATCTCGCTATTCGTGGTGATGAACGGAGCTGCTGCGGCAAAGAACAACTCCTCTTGGCCTGTCTTGTTGTCGTACGCGATAATAAGAAGGTCGCCGTTCTCTTGGTATACCGTATCAAATCCAAGTTCGTCAAATACGGCCTTCGTATCTGGAAGCGATCGCAAGTCAGCCGGCATCCAAGAATACCAACGCTGCGTGTAGGTTCCACCGCTCCACGCTCCGCCGCTCTTGGACTCGTCTGGTGCGTCTTGGAGTGCCATCAGCGCATCGTAGGCCGCAGCAAGATTCTCCTTTGAGATTAGTACATTACCAGTCCCCTTAACGTAGTATCCCATTGTTTCTCTCCTCTCTTACTACTACTGCTCGTCGTCGCTATCAACGCCCTGTGGAATCAAGTCCACGAACCCTGCGTTCGGGTCATCGTGGTTTGTCCGCACGGCATTGACAAACCGAAGCATACACGACATTGAGTACCATTGTCTAACCACTTCAAGCATTTGCTCTGGGTTCATCTCCTCTGACGAAATCAGCGGGTCGTACCCATACTCCTTCATCAAGGCCATCTGCTCGTCGTCCAACAAGACATAAATCTTGTGGCAAGTATCAAACGCGATACCCTTCGCGTCCTTCAAGGCATCCTCTACCCCGCTCCACAAAGCTTCCATCGTTCATCTCCTCTCCTACTACCCCCCCCTAGTGGGGGTGGGGGTCTATATTCCCCTACGGCAAGTGCCGCAAAGCAATCTTAGGGCTTGTGTTGGTATCGGTCAAGCCCCCTAATCCAATGGTCGTTATCGGTGTGGAGCGGCACGGTGGAGTACTTGATACCAAGCCCACCAAGCGAGCGCACCAATACGCCAGCGTCCTGATCTTCTTCTAGGAATACTCGATCACCTTTCTCAAACGAGAATGTAGTGATGAGATGCTGAATCCCTAGCGTGGCCAGCAGCTCACGCTTGACCTCAAACCATCCGTGGCCGGGGTCTTGGTGATAGGTGATAGTCAAGTCCGTCATACTTCCTCCTCCTTACGCTCGCTAACCAATGATAGCGTCAATAGGCACAGCCCGATGATTGCGCCCCAAAACACTTCGATCATAGGACTTCACAACCTTTCAGGTCGGCGCATTGAGCCAAGAACGCTTGCCACTCTCGGATTACCCCTAACCACGCGGTAGCTTCCTCGTCTGGGGCTGCCTTCGTGCCATCGTCCGTATAGGGATGGCGAATCAGAATCGCAACCATCTCTGCCTTAATCTCCTCATCGCTCATTAGCGCAATCTTTTGAGAGATCGTTCGGCACTCGTAGTCCTTGATGACGTTTCCGCTGTTGTCGTATAGGTTCTCGTTTACTGCGTCGAATCCAATCGCGTCGTGGAACTCCCGCAAGTATCCCATACCCCAGATGTTCAGCCGGAAATACAGCGTATCAGGAGCCTTCTCATCATACGAGCCGTCCTCGTTGATCCACAGCGAACGATACTTCCTCGCGTGTTCTGCTGCTGCCTCGCGGTTTGGCAGTAGAGAATAGATGTCGTATCCCATACTTCCTCCTAGCACTTACTACCGACAAGTGTCGGCAAGGCCACACTAGCAGCCCTGCCGACGGCCTGTCAAGTACCTATTTCACGCCTTTTTGTCTACGCTCGTATTCCACGCGAAGAATCGCAAGCTGCTCTTCCGTCCATGTTGGAAGTGTTCCTTCATAGATGAACGGCCTACCTGCTTCTTCGAACGCCCAGTCTAACCACCCCGCCTCTTGGAGGAAGGTGCGATTCATTCGGGCGTACTGGCGAACTCGGCGACAATACCCTGCGTGTCTTTCGTAGGCCTTCCGGTACCGAGTAAAGGCCTTGTAATCTTCGTGGGATAGGAGCGGCTTCTGCTGCTCTTCCATTTACTTCCGTCGCTTCGCAGTAGCTCCCGCACGGCGTAGCACAGTGTTGATGTACTGTGCGCTCGTGTTGTACGACTCGCCGATTAGCCGAAGCTTCTCTCCTGCGAGGTATCTCGACACGATGTCGTCCACCACCAATGAAGTGAATCGCTGCTTCTTCACTGGCGAAGTTCCCTGCGAATAAAGCGCATTCATCACGGTGCTGATTGAGCATCCGAAGTGAGCTGCGGTTGCCTGAACCGTGGCCTTGTTGTCGGCGACATACTGGTCGATGGCCGCGTAGTCGAACTTGCGAAGACGGCCGGCGTTTGTGATGCGTGGGCGTGATGGCCCCATCTTCTTGACGATTTGCTGAACCCTCTGCCGTGTGAGGTTGTACTTATCGGCAACGACCTGAAGAGTTTGTCCGGAGAAATACTCGTTGTAAATCTCCTGATTCCTTGTGGATTCCATGTTATTCCTTACTGCTACCAACTGGGAAACGCCCAGCTCGTACTACGATTGTAAGCCATCACGATCATTGCGTCAACAGCAGATCAACGGCCTATGGTACTGATTGGGGGCGCGGGGGACAATCCTCGAATGGAATACTTCGTTGTGTATCGTCCTGGACAACCTGATACTTGGCACATTACTTCGAGTGCCGGGTTCTACGACATCGCCCTGACTCCAATTGAGGCACTCACGGCCATAGGTCGGGACGCAGAGAAGCACGACGCGGATTCGGAAAGATTCGAGTTCAGCGTGCGTTGGATCAACACGCCAGAAGGATTCGAGTCGCCAGACCCAGACGAGATGCCGGAGATTTACCCGAACAACGAACTATCGAACTAGTCCTCGAAGTAGGTAATGCCCTCTTCTTCTGCTGACTTCCGCAGCTCATCCATGTATTCGATTGCGGCCTCGTTGTAGCCGAAGATGGCGACATTCGCGCCGCGCATTCCTTCGACCCAACCAAGCACAACATTGCCGTGTCGCTCATGCGAACGAAACGCATCACCATTCATGAAGATGTCGAGCGACTCGTCCTCAAAGCCTTCCATTGAGCCACAGAGGGCTTCATAGAGCGCGTTGCGCCCTAGTACGCCTTCGAGCTTGGGGTAGACCTCGCTATACACGAAGTCCTCCCCTGCTCCTGTAATCTCGTCAATGGTGTTGCCGTCAATGTAATCCCTGAACGCTGCTTCCATCATCAACCCCCTACTACTCCACCAAACTCTTCTTCGCAGAATCGCTCATACGCCGACGGCGGAACCTTCTCATAGTCTCGCTGATAGGAGCGCGAGCCATCATCCTCAAGGATGTATGCGTCATCAGGGAGGCTCCCGCCATCGTCGTATTCTTCCTCCGACAGCAGCGTGCCGCCAGTGTAGATTGCGCGACCCGCGAACCCCATCCCGCCCTCGCAGAACGCAAACTCAAAGGAGAGCGTAGGGAACTGCTCGGCCAACGCTTCGATGACTGGAACAGGCGGAGCCCATGCGGTATCAAAGTCATAGGAGATGTGTGTGTCCTTGTACCGATGAATGCGAGGCTCGCCGGCTCCCCACTTTGTACCCCAGTGCGCGACATTCCAGTTGTACCACCAGTCAGGGTGTCGGCTATTCCTCTCAAGCAGATGGTCGGGACAAACCTCTACGCCTCCTGCTAGGTCAAGGTCAAACCCGGCCTTCAGGCTCTTGGAACCATTCTCTACGCGGGGAATCGCCTTACCATTGACTCGATGCTCACCCTTCGCAGGAATCCATCCATCAGTAAGCGGCTCACCAATCGCAGGTGTAGTTTCGTGCCACTGGGACTTACAACCGCACTGGAAGTCATTCTGCCCTTCGTTGATTGCGTAGAAGCTGCTATCTGGCGTAGGGACAATCGCAGCGAAGGAGAACACCTCTCCGTCGGCATCAACCTTCTTTACTAGAGCGTTGATGTCATTCGCGTTGCCGGTGATTGAGAGTTTGTTCACGCACCAGTTAGGCATCGTTCGATTCCTCCTTGTCGTTCAGGTCAGTGATTTCTTGAGCAACGAGTACCTGAACCCCTCCGCTGCTCGGCAAGTCTAGCAGGCTTGCCCAATCCCAGTCTAGTGGGTGGTCGTACGATTCGTCAATCTCTATTCTCAAGACGACCATGTATGGCTTCGTCATCAGGCCTCCACGAGCTTATGGCACGACTCGCAGTCGTCGCGCTCTTCATTGCCAAGAGCAACCTGCGCCTCATGGAATCGTTCTTCGCATGAGATTCCTTCGTGAGAGCATTTCATTGGCCCATGAACAGGGATGTATTTGGCAACCTCGTCCATGAACGCATCCTGCTCTGCGGCCTCCCACCGAAGGCTGTTCTCGCCATAGCAGATGTCGGCAAGCGGACACTCGTCGTTGATGACATCCTGCGCGGAAGAGTAGTACCGAATGCGAAGTCCTTGGACATTCGACTCAAAGAGAATCTTCGGGTCTCCGTTGTCGTACCGCGAAAAGAACACCGCAAGCGTCCTGTCTGGAGATAGCTCCTCGTCGTGAATCAGTTCCCACTTGTTCGTCATCACTTCCTCCTGCTATGTACCGCAAGTGCGGCATCTATGATGCTAGGGGGTATTGTTCTGCTTGTCAATCTCCGCGGCTCGGTGTGGCGCGAAGGCCGCATGTTCTCCGCACTCGCACGGCGCGCAGTTCAGGCAATAGACGAGATAGTCGTCCGGAATCTCTTGGCTAGCTTCGTACGCACCGCTATGCTCATCAAAGTCCAGAACATCAAAGCGCGTGTTCGGCTCGCCGTTCCAAGTCCCGATGACCTTCTCGTCTGGGTAGAACAGAACATCCTTACAGGCAAAGCACGCATCCAACTGGCCGCTCATGATGCGTGAACCGCAAGCATGGACTCGGCCTCGGCCAACGCATACTTGTATCCGATGAACCCGCCGCACGACTCAGCCAACTCCCAATCAGGATGACCCTTCGCGCCGCAATCCGACTTCTTCTCGATGACCACATAGTAGACATCGCCGCGAATCGCTGAATCCATCTCCTTGACCTCGGCCTCCGCTTGCGCTTCGACCTGACCAATCACATAGTCCTTGCCAAACCACGCCTCAGCTTCGGACGCGCTAACAGCATAGAACCCAATCATCGCCGAGTCCCAAGGGTCATTAAACGAACCAAGGCTAATGCTCAGGCCAGAGTGGGAGAGTCCGTACACTGGAGCGCAATACGCGAACTCACTCTTATCGAACTCGTAGGTGTTGTCGCTATTCGGGTAGAGAACGACATCCGAAGGGAAGCCGTGGGCGGCCGCCTTATTGCCGGTGTAGAACTTGCCCATGCGGTCACCCATCATGTCCAAGTCGTAGCCTTCGTCGTACTCGATGCGTGCGCGATACTGACCATTCTCGATGACTTCCATCACTTCCTCCTACTACTACGCGGGAAGTCCCCGCTATGCCATCCTAGTATGTAAGTATCATCCTGTCAATCACCGCAGTTGAGAGCTACGGCCTCACCGGAGATGTCAATGCCGTTCGGTGGGGGTGTGGGGGAAACTGAAGCCTCACGACCACACACAACGCACAATGAATAAGAACTGATGTTCCATCCTGAGCCAGAGAGAGGACTGAACTTGCCGAGCTGATGGCCCCTGGCCTTCGCCGACTTTCTTGCGTCCTTCCTGAGTCGTCGAGTAGTGTTTCCCATGACCCCTCCTAAATGACGGTGTTCAGACCACTCTCGTCTGTCCACTCCGTCTCAAATACTTCTGGGACTGAATAGGCGTCCCACTCCTTAATCGGTGTGGCCTCAGCAATCTTCATGGCCTCGGCACGAGCTTCCGGTACGCTGTCCGCTTCAATCTCAACATCGAGATAGAGCGGGTACTGAACCTTTACCGTATACTTCATGACGCCTCCTAGTCTATGTCGGCGAACAGAATCCTGCCGCCACCATTCTGCTCATCGTCAGACCATACGCCAAAGACGAATGTCCTGCCGCTTGCGTGCTTGACCTTAAATACCGGAACAAGCATCTCGGTATCGGTATTAACCTCAAGCCACGCATCAACGATGGTTGCGCCAATCAACGGCTCAATCATCTCAGTGTTGATGTAGTGCGACTCGGCAGCCAAGCCACCAAGCTGTTGACGCTCCTTGATCCATGTTGCGTGCTGCTCTGAAGTCCATGGTCTATTCATCGTACCCTCCTAAAAAAACCATCCTGCCACAATGAGAAACAAAACCCAAAACCAAAAGCCACCCATACATACCCCTTCCTATTGCCGTATGATACCACAACGCGAAACTACGCCTTGCGGAACGAGATGGCGCGGTCTGTCGCATCTATCATCAAGCCCGTGAGTTCCTTGACCCGCTCTGAGTCTCCGTTCTCTTGGTACTCCGAAAGCGCGTCGCTTGCGTAGGCCACAACCTCCTCCCATGCCGCGAGCTGCGGCTTGGGAAGCGTGGCATTTCCCGACACATGCTCCAAGATGTACCCCATTGCCAGTTGACCTCGCCCGAAGAGGAACCCCTCGAGCAGCCCATTGCTATAGCGTTCTCCGGTTGCCATGTCTACTCCTTCCATACTACTCATCCTCCCTACAGCTTTCACAGCCGGTTATACAGCCGCACTTCCAAGTGTTATAGCACTTCTCGCAGAGCGGCTGACCACTATGTTCTAGGGTCTCACTCCACTCGTCGCCGCAGTTTCCGCACGGCTTATAGTCCGCGTCCTCTGGGTTGGCCATACTACTCCACCTCGCAATCATGGCCGGCGAACCATTCGCTCGCATCGGCATCATTAGCTAGGTCGAACACCCTTCCGCACTCTACGCATTGGGTCATACGCCCTCCTACTACTACACGCCAAGTGGCGCAGCACCACCATAAGGCCTAGGTATCACATCGTCAAGTGGCCACATACTCCCCCGGGGTATGGCAGGGGGAGGGGGGTTAGGGTAGGGGGTGTCTGTGCGCACGGACAGTGCCATGTTAAGGAGCCTTAATAACATCGTAATAACCCTTGAATAACTGGCCGGAATAACTGGGATGAATAACTCGAATAACTGGGGTTTTTAGGGGTTGTGGTGATTTCTTAACAAACTCAGAGAAGTGTGGATATGTGGGTATTGATGGGTTTTGAGGTGAGGTTAAAACGGTGTCCGTGTCCGTCAAGCGTCCGACCATCAAAAAAACCACCACCCCAGTATCATCTTTTACGATCCCTTAACACATTTCCCTCCCATACGATAATAAGCAAAAGAAATAACCACCGCTGGTCATAGCTGGTCATATCCCCGGGGTCACGCCCGGAGGTGACAGAAGGATGGATAGAGGCAGAGAGAAATAGAAAAAAGAAGAAAGAGTAAGCACGTCCCCAACGCAGACATGAGCCACCCATGATCGAATGTATTGGTCTCTACTGCTCTCTCTTGGTTTCTTTCTTTCTCTAGGGTGCTTGTACGGCGCCTGCCTCACGGCACCGGAACCCTCGTCTCACGACTCAGCCTCTCACGAGTCTTCGGGCCGAGCCCGAGGCTTCCTGGCGGGATAGTTTATGGTAATCTTCAGCACGAAAGGGGTGAGTCATGTCTTATGCAATCGCCAACATTCCGCCGATCTCCTGCTATGTACGCAAGGAGTACCTGCGGGACTTGCAGGATGGGCACGGGGAGTTTACTCCTGCCTACTGGGTTACGGTCAAGGCAATCCGCCATCGCGCCCTCTACATTGAGGCGTTCCTACCAGAGTACGGTGCGCTCTACGACAAGCTACCTATCAGCGCCTATGTGTGGAGGCCGGAGACCCCTAGCCCTGACCTGCCCCTTGGAGACTTGCAGCTCTGGGATGCGAACTCTACTCAGCTTGCAGTAATTGAGAAGGCAGTACTGAAGGGCATGCGTTGTAAGTTTAGAACCCAGTCCGGAAAGTGGAATCATGGCCACTACCTATTTACCGTAGACATGGTGCATAGCGACCCGAATGAGATTGATGCGAACTGGGCGCGCTTGCCTGCAGAGCATAAGTCATACAACTTTATTAGATTGGACAATGGTCAGTTTGGAGCCCAACCGAATAACCGCGTTCTCTGGGAGGATGAGGCACTGGTGGCAAAGAATCCGAAGATGCCCGACTTCAAGGTGAGCACCAAGGAATTTTCCGTTGAGGCGGGAAGGTGGAAGCTTGGAGATGAGGATGCCTGGAACTACGAGCCGCAAGCCAAAGATTGACAGCATGATTCTTATGGCCTAATATCATCTCCGCAGGGTAGCTGGCGGTACTCCGCTACCCTGCACCAAGGAAGGAGTGTATATGGCAAGGAAGGTATGTAGGGTCTGCCAGAAAAGCTGGCCGTCAGACCAAGAGTTTTACCGGACGGACGGGAGCCTCAAGTGCATTGCGTGCGAGATTGACTCTCGATCCCCGAGAAAGCCTCTGACGCCAGAGCAGAGAAACAGAAAGCTCGAATATGAAAAGCGCAGGAGGGCCGAAGATGCCGCCGCTCGTTCTGCGTAAAGATACCCCGCCCGAGACGGTGAAGCCGTGCACCGACTGCCCCGATGCAGCCCGTGCCGTATGGGTGGGGGATGACCATAAGGCCGTGCCCCTATGTGACGCATGTGTGGCACAAAGAGAGAAGGAGTATCTCAATGGCAACAACCGTTAAGAAGGAAGAACTTGACCAGCTTATCAGGTTGCTTAATCATACTGGTGACCCAGACCTCCGTCGGGTATATCCAGAACTTGGGACCTACTACCTGATGGGCGCGTATGGCGGCCAGAAGCTTGTTCAGATTATTACCGAGGGGGGTGGGGTGAGGGACGTCCTCCCGCATCTTGGCTATACCAGTAAGAAAGAGTTGGCTAATGGGATGCGGGCGTACCTTGCGGGCCGTCACGAGCCATACACCGAAGAGCACTATCAAATCCCTTTTAAGAGGGAGCAGATTAGGCAGATGCAGGTCGCAGAGAAAGTCGGTTGACAATCTCATACGAGCATCGTATGCTGCATTGGCGGGAATGTCCCGCACATAGTAGGGGGTAGTAATGGAAATTATCGGGTACACCTACGAAGCAGGAATCCACTGCGTATCGTGCGCACAGGTCCGGTTCAAAAAGCTTGACGAGAAGGTACGCGACCGGGAGGACAATCAGGTCATGCCGATCTTCACAACGGACGATATGTCTGAGTGCGGTGAGTCGTGCGAGGATTGTGGTAGCTGGGTGTCCACCCCAGTGCAGCATGATGCTGGTACATGTGGATTGGCAGACTCTTGCCGGAAATTCTGGCAGGACTTCCAATGAGCCCAGAAATGTCAAACGAGGAGGTACAGGAAGAGTTTCAAATTATCTCCGTTGTCGTAAAGTGGACATCTGCTGACATTCTGAGGCGCAGGCCTGATTGGACGCCAGCTCAGGCAGAGCACTTCATTGACAGCTCGTATCAGGAGATTGCCGCCGAGGCACGTGAAGCCGGAGACCGAATGATTGACGGCATCATTGAAGAGATGGAGAAGTATGAGAAAGAAACGCGGAACTGATCGTCGAGCCACCTGCCCGAATAACGTTCGGCATGGCGAGCTTGTTTGGCATCCGCTTGGCGGCATGGTCTGTGAAGAGTGTCGAGCCGAGCATAAGCCTCGCAGCAAGACGGCGTATCGGTTTAGCGTACCGTCTGGCGGGTTGCTGCCAGAAGAAGATAGTGAAGTAAAGGAGTAGGAAGAGATGAAGTGCAGGTACTGCGATCCAGCAACAAGCACGGCAGCGATTGTGCACATTGACGGCGACATCATGTCGGCATATCCGGCACGAGTCCTAACAACATATAGGTGGAACGGCTGGGCATGTCCAGCGTTCGACCTGGCCACCGCGCTAAGGGTCTGTGCCGACACTCACACCCTGGCAGCCGAGTACGGCGTGGATGGCGTAGAAGTTGCCTCATTTGATCCAGCAACGCGGGAGATCGTGATGATGGGTGGGGGGAGGGTGGTTGGGGATGCCCCTCTTAAGATTTCAGCTACTTCGTGCTGCAACCGATACGATATCGGCGCAATGAACTGGACGTGGCACGAAACTAATGTTGAGCCCGAGGTTGGCGACTTGCCTGCCTATACCAGCGCGCATTTGACATCGCTGTAGAAAGGGAGAACAATTAACAATGACGGACTATCGGTACTGCTCTTGCGGCTGCGTGGAAGAGGGGGTACGGATCGTATGGTGCGGCACATGCCAAAGGTCGGTATGCATCAGGTGCTACCTGCAGCTCAGGAGATATAGCAATGATACGGAGTATGAGTGCACGCTGTGCGCGGACAAATGGAATCATGAGATGGTTGGGAGAATCGTGTAATGGAAAAAGAGCTCTCTTTGGAGCAGGCATACGCCAAGTACACCGTCGGCCTTCTTGACGCAAAGTCTGCTTATTTCTTTTCTATGGTCGCAGAATGCGAGTGCGGCAATGCAGAGGGCACCCTTTGCTTTCAGTCTCGCCACCAAGAGATGCGAGATACCCTCAAGTACGCCCTAGAGCAGCAGCCGCATAGGGCCATAAGCGAATACGCATGGAGCCCATGTGATGTCTGTGCCTGCGTTGGCTGCTCAGAGGGCAATTGCTGCGAGCACGAACACGTATGATTGGAATTCTAGAAAGGATTAGAGATATGGGGCCCCAGTATGAAGCTCGAGTTACGGTGGACTATCAAGGAGAACAAATCGAAGTCTTTCAGTTTGGCAATCAATGTCAAGCAATTGTAAGTAAAACCTACGAGCCGTTTACCCGGCTAAGCGTTTCTATTGAGCAGCAGCCGCCAAAAGACTCATTCTGGCTAAAGGCGTGGTCGGAGAACGAGCACTTCGTAAAGGAACTTGTAGAGTCTGGCGTGATTGAGCTGCTGGAGGAACGGCAACAGGTAACGCAGTGGGTTTCAGTGAGGGCAGCAAGGGTGGTAAAGAAAGATGCATAACCACATTGAAGGCCATATCCACGTTGATTGTGAGCAAAGCTCATACGGAACACAATATTCTATGTGTGAGTGCTGCAATGGGTTTCTTGACAGCGTAAAGAATCATGTCTATGAATTGCAACAGTCTGCAAAAGAAGCTGGGCTATGTCCGGGATGTGGCGGGGAATGGTGCAGCGGTGGATGTGACGATGAGTAGCACAGCCATGGACCTGATCATTACGACGGTTATTGGTGGTATACTCTGGGTACTGGCCTCGGCAGTAGGCTTGATATAGAAGGAGGACCTATGGGTCTCATTTTCGTAGGAATTGCAATCCTCGCCATTATCTTTACCGGAATTGCAGAGTACCGTCGCGCTCACAGCAGCAAGAACCGAACGGCTTTCGCAAAAGAACGCCGCACCATTGGGACAAAAGACACAACCAGGCGCGGAAGATAATTAATTGCGCAAGCTTGCAAGGCTTCCAGAAGGAAATCTTGGAATTTGCTCGCACTGCAATCTAATCGCTAGGGTCTGGGACTACGGCCACATGACGACAGAGTTAAAGTTTATTTGCTCTTCGTGTATTGAGGCCGTCATTAACCGGTCAAATGATCGGGGGGATAGCTCAGTCGGTTAGAGCACCGAGCTTATATCTCGGCGGTCCCTGGTTCGAGTCCAGGTCCCCCTACCAGTCTTCGGTTCCAATGATAAAACCTACAACGAGTACGGCGTAGCATATAAAGATCCATAAAAGCGCGTCTGCCATCAAGTCCTCCCTGGGCAGAAAAGCTTCTTTGCCTTTTTTCTCTTTGGCCTAATGATTCCCATGCGCTTTGCTCGCTCCCTTACGCAGCGATAGTTGCTAGCCGAGTGACGAATGGCGGCGTCAAGCTCTTTTGGGTCCATATACTCCTGTGCCAGCCTGATGTATTTTGCTGCCCACTTTGGCGTGTGGTTCTCATTAGCCCATATGTGGGCCATCTCGTGCAGCGCAGTGTCTATATCCTTGGCACAGAGCACCATCTCGGCCTCGTCTGAGTATGTGTATCCCATCGGGTGATAATGGCCGTACCTGGTCCTCTCCGGCTCATGGTGATGAATCCTGACAACCTTCACCTTAATGTTAAATTCCTTTTTGCACCTAGCAATCAACTGCAACGAGCGCCTCCAAGGGGAAAGCGAAGACTTTGGCATGTCGATTGGCGCAACCAGCTCGAACGGGAGATCATTGTACCAACGCATCACTTCCCCTTCTTTCGCTTTGAACCGCACGTTGGGCACGTGTCTCCATCATCACCCTCGTTTGCATTTAGCTTTTGCAGCAGCTTCTGAATATCGTCCTGATCGAATGCAGTATCGAGAAGGTAGTCATTTGCGTCTGCTTCCTGAAGCAGCTCGAGAAGCGTGTGATCGTTCCAGCTGGCCAGGTCTGCCGTCTTATTGTCAGCCAGCAAGATTGCCCTAGCGCGCTCGTTGTCGCAGTCAACCCAATACACCGGAACTTCTTTGATCCCGCAAATCTTTGCGGCTTGCACTCGATGATTTCCGGCAAGGATGTATCCACTTGATTTTTGAGCAACAACAACTCCGAACCAGCCATTCTTCTTGATGCTCGTCACGATTGCCCCAACATCACCCTCCCGAGGGTTCTCAGGATGGTGAGCAAGGCTATCTATTGACTCCATCTTTATATCCATGAAACCTCCTGGCAGGATCGGTTGGCATGTGGTATGCTCGCCTTGGGCCTAGGTTAGCCCAAACTGACCTAACATACAACCGGGCAGCGGATTTTGAGCTCAAAGGAGGGGTTATGGCGTATAAGTTTAAACAAGAAAAGAATAAGTCAATAGACAATGCCTTGGCGCGATTGCAGGCCTCGCTCGTCAAAGACCAGCACATTTGGCTTATTGAACGCAGTGCAGACCACTGGGGCGTCAGCGTGATTATCAACCCTAACAAGATCAAGGACCCTGATAATAAGTTTGTATCCGTTGCGTACGGGAAGGCAGAATCTCTGTACGACGCGATTTCAGTGGCGACTTTTGAGGTTGTCAAATACAATCAAGTCCGAGCTCAAAAAAGCCATGCCGGCGCTGCATATGAGTCAACATCAAATAGTAATAGTATAGACTAATATTATGACGTTAGGTATGGTGTCGGCGGAGGTAGCGATGAAGCGACCGGCAACACCAGCTTACGAAAGACTCTGGACGACTGCAGTTGCGTTAGCCGTGTCCCTTGCGCTCGTCTTCCCGGCTATTACGGTCAATACGGCCGTCAAAGAGCAGTACCACGCCGCCCCGGCGTCTGAAAGAGACTCGTGGTGGCTCCCTGCAGCCTCTAAGCCGCTGCCGCTTAAAATTCGCGGCTTGGCAACCTGGTACAACGCCAAGGAAAACGGAGCCTGGTACACGAGGAAAACAGAATACGGGAGCAGAGTCGTCTTCTACGCAGCGGCAGGGCCAAAGCTCAGGGCTATGATCGAACAGCTTGCCGGCAAGGACATCAAGTGGGGCGTCACGACATGGACAAAGATGGCTAAGAATAAGGCGCGCCCGAAATTACTAATTACTTCTAAGCTAAGCGGTAAATCAGTTATGATTGTCGTCACTGATTGGTGTGGATGCCAAGGTCGAGCATCAGACGATGACGACACAAGACTGGTAGACCTGGCCCCAGAGGTATGGGAAGCCCTTGGTGTTGACCTTGGTCTTGGCGTGATGAGGGTGACAATAGAAGTTCCGGAGGAATAACACTATGGCGACATATGACTTTCGATGCGACAAGTGCAATCAGGTCAAGGAGATCGTTCGTCCAATGTCGGACGACAGTAAGGTGATCTGCGAAAAGTGCAATGTCGAAATGTGGGTGGTGTTCTCTTCGCCGAAGATTGCCTACAAAGGTTCAGGGTGGGCATGGCAGGAAAAAATCCCGCAGCAGACCGATATATTTATAGGCTCTCCTGATCCTTCCAAAAATCAGTAAGCTCGTTAATCAACGCTCGGATTGCTTGAGCTGGACTATCACCGTTTCCGCGAATTGAGCTAAGCCCGTCTGGAAACATTTCTGCAACGTAATTTGTTTCGCCGCGCTCGTCTGGATCGATAATGATTTGCACCATCATCCAAGAATTTGACTGACGCATTTCTTCAACCAGCGCAAACCACGAGCAGCTCATGCAATCTTCTGGCTTTTGCCTTAGGCCGAACGTATACGGCTTTCCTTCGTAAATTGCCTGAACCGCACTGTGCGTGCATGCCGGTTCCTGGCCCGGTGTTACCTTCAATTCTTTATCCACTGGCCCGTCACCCCTTCATCCGTCGCCCTTACCCCCCCCAGAGGAAGTTGCATCCTAGCAGGTCGAAATCCGCGCGTCAACCTCAAAAACGACATCGGTGTAAGCACGGATATGTACTGATTTGACCAAGCGCCCCCATATGTTACTAAGAACAAGATATTGGCCCAGATCCCCAGAGTCCCGAGCCCCCTATCCCCCCCCTCCTTAAAGGTTCCCCCCCCTTTCCCCAAAAATTGGGGCGCGCACGCTGAAAAAATGTTGTATGCTGCGCTGACCGGAGGGAGACATGGGAAAGAAAGCGAGGCGGAAACGAATGTTGAAAGATCAAGTGGCGACCCCCCAGGTCGCTCCAATCTCTTTACTTTCGATAACTCCGATCATCGATGGCAAGGTAAATCATGGATATGTGAATTCTCTTTTGGGGATTCAGCGCGCATGCGAACGGATTGGTATACCATTTAATTGGTCGTTCGTTATCGGCAACTCGATGCTCGTTGCCGCAAGAAATCGTTGCGTTGCCAAGTTTATGGAGGAGTCAACTGCAACGCACATGCTGTTTCTTGACGCCGACATTTCCGTGAGATGGGAGGATGCAATGACTGCACTCTCGGCAGACAAAGATGTCGTTGCGCTTCCGTGCATCAAGCGGAGCATTGACTGGGACAGAGCTGTTGGGCTCACCAGGGCAAAGCCAGGAGTTCCGGCAAAAGCAATTGAGGCAGTGCTTGGCCAGCCAAACTTTCTTCTAGACGCAACTGCCCCACTGCCCAATGAAGAAGATGCGCAGCTGGGGCTCATGGAGGCGACGCACGCAGGGACTGGATGCATGATTATCGCCAGGCGAGTGTTTGAGAAATATCAGAAAGAATTTCCCGACCGGTGGTACTATGAATACGTGAACGAGCAAAAGAAAAGAACTGTTGAATATTTTCGGTACGGACGCAGAGACGATTCGTTTATCGGGGAGGACTACACATTCTGCGACGATTGGCGATCAATCGGAGGCAAGGTTTATGTAAAAGTTGACGGGACTACATCGCATAGTGCTGAAGTCAGCCTGCGATATGATCTGCCGGCGCTTCGAGCCCTGGCATCGGAGGACTAATGGATTTTGCAGTTGGCATTCTAATTTTTGGCGCTGGCTTTTTTCTAGGCGGCGTACTGGTCTCATCCGGAGCCACTGTCAAGATCAACGAGGCACGACGTCATGGTTGGATCGAGGGGGTAAGCGACCAGCAGGCTATTGCGCTGCTACATGCCCATCTACACGCCACTGAGGCCGAGCAGCCAGAGCCACAAAAGACGCAGGCTACACCGTCGCGCCAGTCACGAAAGAAGTTTAACTAATGGACGGCATCAAGAAGCTTCTTGTGGTTACGCCGAGCCTAGACGGAAAGGTGAGCATTGAGTACGTGTCATCCTTGGTTGGCCTAAAGAGTCGCCTATTTGAACAGCGCGTAAACTGCAGCGCAAGATTCCACAAGGGAAACTCAATTCTGTTTAGCGCAAGAAACCACCTAATGCAGGACTTCATCGAAAGCGACGCTGACGCTGCGCTTCTTGTGGACGCAGACATCACCTACCAGCCATCAGACATTGTGGATGCCCTGCGCGTACTTGGCGACTCGATTATTGGTCTGCCGTGCTCGCGGAAATTCCCGCAGTGGGAGCGCGCCATTAGCTTTGTGAGAGACAACCCAGAATTCCCAGTTGAGAGAATCACCTCAATTCTCGGGGACGCAAACTTTGGCATTGAAAACGATACGGTGCAGCCCGACGAAAACGGCCTAGTAGATGTCCCGTGGATTGGAACCGGTGCAATGATTGTCAGCCGAGGAGCAATTCAGAAGATTATGGACTTTGACCCAACAGCCGTCTACTACTCTGAAAAGAAGGAACGGCTTCTTTACAAATTCTTTAGCTATCGTTTTGACGAAAAGTCACTGACGTACTCTGGTGAAGATGTTGGTTTCTGCATGCTGGCAAAGGAAGCTGGTGTCTCCCTGAAGGCAAAGATCGACGCCAAGACCGGTCACGTTGGATTTATCGACATGTACTTTGACGCTCTTGCAGTAAGCGACATGTCTAAGTACGTCAAGGAGTCGTAAGTCGGGACTCTTGCATCGGGTAGGCATACACAAGCCAATTGGACCGAATCTCGCGTCCAGGCAGGGCAGCACCCTCTGCGGAAGGTATGTATGCAACAACGTGTTCCAGCTTGCTAAGCTTTCGTAGCTCTGCATGCACGTCGTCAGGCGTGGTGAAAACTACCTGGTCAAACTTAGGCAAGATTTTTGCTTCGGACCACTCAAGCATGGTGGTGCTGAAACTGTCACCAAAGTCTACGGCAACGATGTACGGCTCCGGAAGAATGACGGTTGTGAACTCCTCGTCGGCCCTAATCCCAAGCCCGTGGAGGATGAAGGAAACTCGTTGCTTGCTAATGCCGTACATGCGCCCAATTTCATTGGCTGTATATCCATCAAGAAAAAGCTCAGCAATCTCTTGATTGCGCTCTGACTTACTAGACCTCACGGCAAATTTCGCAGGACTGCACCCAGCGCTCGTGTTCGTAGCAGGCTACAAAAACGTCGTCGCAAACTTCGCACACACGCTCAGCAAGGGCAAGGCCGCAACTGTCTCCGCACTCTTCTTCGACCTGCTCGTCGTCCTCAGGAAAAGGAATGTATTCGGCGATCATCTCGACCTCCCTGAGTCGGCGGAAATAGATGGAGCGCACTTCTTGTGGTACTGACGCATCACAGAGCGCTTTGAGGCAGTGCCTTCGTACCAAATATGAAGCCATGATGCAACATCATTTGACATGATGGTCGTTTCGCATTTGGCGCAGCTGTGCCTAGTCGCCACCGTCTTTGGCGGGGCGGACTTCACAGCAACTTTTGCGTTAGTCTTGACAGCCATATAACCTCGCTACTACTGAGCACGCGCTCTTATACCTAGAGTATTGCCATGGGGGTGGTCGGTCAATCTTGGGGCAATCTACAAGCCTTGTGTTATAGTCCTAGCATGGAAGCGATAACTCCACCGAGCCAAAAGGCGTCGGCAATCTGGTATCTATGGGCCTCCGCGTTCAACGTGCTCATCACGCTTTCCCCCCGATGGATTGATGACGAAGAGCCGTATGCTGTCGTGTTTGGCGAAAAGAGTCTGGAGGGAGAATTTGTCCGGCTGTCAGAGGTCGAAGCCCAATGGCTAATGGACATGAAATACAGGAGCAAAAATGAGTAGCATGCTATTGATCGTCCCAAGCCGAAAGCGGCCAGATTCTTGCGAGCAGTTGCTCGAGCAGTTCAAGCAGACATCAGAAATATCAGACATTCTGTTTGGGCTTGACGATGACGACGCCAGCACATATTCAGACGAGGTTCTAGCACGCTCCGAGAAAAACCCACGCCTGAGAATGGGTGGAACACTGAATCTTTTGGCGACTCAGAACGCAGATAAGTACGACTACTTGGCATTCATGGGTGACGATCATCGGCCAAGGACGCAGGGATGGGACAGGATTTTAACAGAAGAGATTGGGTCTGATCCAGGGGTTGCGTACGGAAACGACCTGCTTCAGGGCGCAGCGCTTCCAACGGCGGTTGTGCTCTCTTCGTCTATCGTAAAGAAAATCGGCTTTATGGTTCCTCCTGCCCTGCTTCACATGTACATGGATAATTTTTGGCTTGAGCTTGGTAGGTCGCTTGGAAACTGCCGATATCGTGGGGACGTAGTTATTGAGCACATGCACTACCTGAACGGTAAGGCCCAGCCAGACGCGCTTTATATGGAAACCAACAACGAAACGACCTACTCAAAAGACGCAGAATCATATCACCAATACATGACAACGCAGTTCGCGCACGACATCAAGAAGATTCTTGGGCTATGAACATACTGATCACCGGAAACAGGGGATTTGTAGGAAGGTATTTTCAGCAGCATTATGAGGCTCAAGGCCATCAGGTGCTCGGTGTTGATATCGTGGACTCACTTGATGTCAGAAAGTTCTTTGCCTTTGCCAACCATACGCAGTTTGATCTGGTAATCCACCTGGCGGCCGTAGTTGGAGGCCGAGCCAAGATTGAAGGAAGTCCGTTGTCGGTCGCCGTTGACCTTTCAATCGATGCCGAAATGTGGCAGTGGGCGATTAGGACAAAGCAAAAGCGGGTCGTGTACTTCTCCTCTTCTGCGGCATACCCAGTATCGCTGCAAAGAAAAGATAGCCACAGAAAACTTAAAGAGTCAGACATTGACCTCTCGAACATTCAGAACCCAGACCTGACGTACGGATGGTCAAAGCTTACCGGGGAGTATCTTGCTCAATTTGCAAAAGCGGAAGGTGTCAAGGTTCATATCTTCCGACCGTTCTCCGGATACGGAGAAGACCAGGCCCTAGACTATCCATTCCCATCATTCATCAAGCGAGGACTTGATCGAGATAACCCATTTGTTATATGGGGAGATGGCACGCAGACAAGAGACTTTGTTCACATCTCAGACGTGGTTGGCTGTGTTGAGGCGGCAATCTCAATGGAGTATGATCAACCACTGAACATCGGCACCGGGCACCCGACAAGCTTCATGGAACTTGCGGAGATGGTTTCAAAGCATGCGGGATATTTCCCAAAGTATCAACTGCTAAAGGACAAGCCAGAGGGTGTGAACTGGAGAGTGGCAGACATATCCGCAATGTCTGCGGTATACAAGCCAAAAGTGGACCTTGACGAAGGAATTTCAAGGGCGCTGAAGTTCATGAAAAAGAATTCATAAGGAGGGCGGACTCAATGGCATCAAACCAAGAAACGTTTGAGCAAGCATTTCAGGAGATTTACGATGAGGCGTTCAAGCTGCTTTGTGACAAGCAGGCGAGGTACGGCAATTCAAACATTGAGCAACTTGGACTGCATGGTGTCATTAGCAGAATTGCCCACGACAAGATTGCTCGTGCGAAAAAGTTCTTGAATGGACGCATTGTTGGCGGTCAGGTATTTCTTAACGAAATGGACGACGACCAGGAAGAGTCCCTGGAAGACACGCTTCTCGATATTGCAAACTACGCCCTAATTGCAGTTGCGCTTCGCAGGGGTAAGTGGGGACGCCCACTAAAGGTAGATATTGTCAAGCGTTAATATGACAGAGCAGGCCGAAAAAATTGAGCTTGACTACACCCAGTTTGCCTATGAGCTGAAAGAGCTTTACCCAGGAATGACTAAGCGCGACGCAGCGTTGAGACTTGCTGAAGAGATGAACAAGTACAGCAAGAGCTCCGTGCTTGCGTTTCTCTATGGGCATCGAAGAATTACTGATAAGTTCTTGCTTGATTTTATCCAGCATATCGCAAGGAAAAATCGGACAGAGGCAAACCACATAATCCAAAGAATCAAGATGTCTTCACCGCAGCGTCCAGCCACTAAAAAAATGCTGCAATCAGCCAAACAAAGCGAATTGATGCAAAAGGCAATTGATAAAATGTGCCTTGCGTGTGCTGGCGATACGCCAGAGGACGGAGGATTTTGCTGGGATAAGGGGTGTCCGTTGCGCGGCTTTAGCAAGTATGAGGTCAGGGCAAGACAATGAGCAAGAACAACATGGCAAACATTATGACAGCAGCAGTTTCTCAGGGAAAGGCGATAGGAAGAGTCAATGCGTTGCGTGAGCTTGCAGAAAAAATTGATAACGAAAGGAAGGCGATGATTGAAAAACAATTTGATGGAGAGTACAATCGGGGGTATGTAGACGGCCTTAACAAGGCCTACATGAGCACGCTTGCTGCAGCCCGTAGGAGATTGCCATGAGGGAAATCAATATTTGGACCGTGTTTACGCGGGATGAAATTACAGGCTTATGGATGTGGGCACTTATTGGCAGGGACAGTAGATACGTATACGGTGTCGGCGCAGAGCAGGATGCAGACGTAGCAGCGAAAAATGCGCGAACGCTGCTAGAAGAGATTGGGGGCCGTGATGAGTTGGGGCAGTAGTTCAGACGATATTCCAAGCAAAGCAAAAGAGGTCGCCATTCACGCTATTGACAACAAGAAGGCTCGCCAAGCAGCAGATCGCCTAGCTGACTTCTTGGATGTTGTGGCAAAAAACGTTGGCGCAAGAAACGCATCGATGTCAAAAGATAGTGATGGTTTTTGCTTTATTGCTAAAAACAGCAAGACAAAGAAGTTTCATGGGCACGCCGGAATGAACATTGGTGACGATAGGTTCGCCGTAACGTTTCAGCAGCAAACGGTTGCCGGGTGTGAGTCATATATTTACGCTTGGGCTAATCACGCCCTGACCGGACTAAAAGGAAAATAGCCTTGACTAGCAAAAAGCAGGAAATTCTTAAGATACTTCAGGATAGCAAGAACTCCTGGGTTGACTCAAAGCTTCTGCTTCACGTCACGGTTGGCGGAGAGCGGTTTGGTGCAAGAATTGAAGAGCTCCGGAAAGACGGCCACGTTATTGAGACACGCCAAAACCCAGACCCAGCCAAGAAGTCATGGCAGTACCGGCTCATAGTCGTTGATATGACCAGGCGAGGCGGTTGGGTGTGCACTGGCTGCGGGGCAGTAGAGAAGGAGAAAGATAAGATCTCCTCTAACACAATTTCTCCAAATCACGCGATAACATACTGCGTTCCTTGCGGGAAGAAGCGCACGTTTGAGTATAGGAGTACAAAGAATGGATAAGATAGAAGACGTCTTGTATGCAGATGGATGGGACGACTGCCTTATCGGGCACGGAACTATTTTCCACGGCAATGACGGCCAGAAGACCGTGGCGATTTACGATAGGTCTAAGATGGTTGCAAAGATGGCCAAAGAGATGATGGAAGAGCACGCCAACGTAGGGGCCAGGACATCAGAGATTGAGGAAGATGAAGACTTCTGGTCACAAGCAGACGAGTACATCTCTTTCAACGTGGAGGGTGCGTTTATGAAGCCCGGGATGCCTGTTTTTGCTACGATTCAAGCTCAACCGAACGTGGTGGAGGATTAAGGAGACTGGCTCAATACCTCTTAGCTGAGGTGAAATAGAAGCCGTCTCCGCCGAGATCGGCGGCGTACACAAGCGCATCAACCAGGTCGTCGTGACTACCGTTAGGGAAGGCCAACATGTTTGATTCAAGGTCTTCAATTCCAGGTGCGCCATTAACATGAAACACTTTGCCAGCCTCATACCGGGCTGAAAGTGCGCGGGATCGAGTCACCTTATCCCTGTCTGGCCTAATGGCACGGGCAGGAAGCTTTGTTGATGACAGGATTTCCCTGACAAATGTGCTTTGATGCTGCACTGCCTCAATATTCACTGACTCGAAAAATCTAGGTGAATCAAGTTCCATGTCTAGTCCCCTGACGCCAACAAGTCGCTGCGGCCAAAGCAAGCGTGGGCCACTGTCCTGCACCATAGAGCCGAAGTTGTCGTATCCGGTAAGCCACGCCTTATGCCCCTCTTGCAGCCTGGCCTTCCAGCAGCCGACAATATAAAGGTTGTGCTGGTCATCCTCAAGAACCTCGACAGCAGCGGTGTAGTCGCTTCTCTCGCTTGCGGAAGACGCAAGGTCTACTCCAAGGCGTCGAGCCCCTTCTGGAACGCGGTCAACTCGCTGGAAATACTCGTATCGGAAAATGTTGCCACCCATTGATGTAACGTCGTTCTGGAACTGAAGCATGAAGATGGGACCACCAAGCTCCATTTTCTTTTGATCCATGTCTGCCATCGTATACATCTCTGGCCACAAAACATTCTCCCCCTCTACTGCGCGTCGCTGGTAGAACGCGACCTCTTTCCTCATTAACTCGGCATAAAAATCGTCTTCGTGCCATCTAGTACCGATATACCAACGCTTGGCTCCAGGAACAAGCATTGGATCAACAACCTGCCAGTAGGTCTCGCTAGCCTTTTGTCGCTGGACGGCTGTCGCATTCTCCTTCATTCCAACCATGTCGTCTGCAAAAAGAACGTCAAGTCGTGCGCCCGGCTTAATCGACCCAAGACCATCGGCAAAGCAGGTTGAGTCCTTACCAAGGTTTGCGCCCTTGACGGTCCACACTTCGTCAGTCCATTTTGACCCGATCACACCTTCTCTTGCCCATGGGAATACTTCAGCAAAGTACGGTGACTCAATAATGGACTTAATGGCGCGGGATCGAGCAAGGGCGTCAGACATGACTGATGTCAGAATGCCGATGCGCACCTTGCCATGTGTTGCTCCAATCACCCTGGCGGCTCGATGAATCAGCTGTGTGGTTTTGGCGTGTCCTCGTGGCATGAGAACAAGACCGCGGTCGTTGCCATCAAGAAACTGTTCCATTTCTCGCAAATGTTTTGGGAACACAAGACCGCTGACGTATTCGGCAAATGCTGCATCGGAGGTTGCTGCCTTATTCCGAAGCCATTCTCTATACTTCTGGTTGACCGTCTGGGCTTGACTCAAGGAGCACTGCCTTTCCCTCTATCTCAGCGGCCCACATCTGTAGGCGAGCCGCAAGATCCTCTGGCGGCAGCTGATCTATTTCATGAACCGTGTTGTTGATTTGAATAGCCACGTTCGTGTCTCCTCCGATGCGCTCGCTAGCATACGAGCCAGTAAGCTTTGCAATCCTGTCAATGACCTCAAGCTGAAGTTTCAGGAAAGTTGCCTCCTCTCTTGTCCCCCTGGCGCGAGCTGCGCCACCAGCTGCCATCTTTGCGATAAGATTGGCGCGCTGAATCAACTCTAGCCGACTGGCGGCAGAGTCAGGCCCTTCTTCGGACCATTGTTTTCTAATTGCGTAGATGTGCTTTCGAACCGTCTCTGGAGAAAGCGCAACGGCAGAGGCAATCTCCTGGGTCGGAACACCCTGAAGATGCAAGCCCTTGATTTTCTCGCGGAGAGAGGCAAGTTGCTCGGCCCCTACGCGACCACGTTTAGCCATGGTAGTAATATAGCATGGGAGTATCGTATGAGTGAATCTGCAAATAACTGCGTCTCCTGCGAGGGCCCGGTGGAGGATCATGGAAAAGTTTGCTATGATTGCCGCCCATCGCCAGAAGAGATGGTTAGAACTTGCCTAAATTGCGGAAAACAAATGAAAGAAGACAAGTGCAAGCTTAGATGTGAATGCGGATATTTTGCATCATGCTCCGACTACTATTGAGGTGAATGTGTCAAGAGACCCAATTGACGGAGGCGACCTTCAGAGGTTGCTGGCAAAAGACTTTCCCAAGCACAGGTCGATAAAAGATGCATGCGCTGCGGCTGCATCGGCGTATGGCTTGACCCCTGAAACAATGAGATGCTATGCCTCGTCTGGGGTTCCAATGAGGAGCAAGGCATACACGAAGATCAGAAACCGGCTAACTCAGATCGAGTATGAGGAGGCCACTGCAATGATAGAGGTCGCCGCGGTGAGCAAGAACCTTGTAGACGCAATCGATCAGCAGGTCATGGCCTTTGAAAAAGCAGCAAGAAGCCTTCGGGAGCTCAAAAGAACAATAGGCGGGTAGAACCTAAAATCGTTGCCTATTACCAACATTTACCATAATATCCCTGCATGGCACTTTCCACCTATGACATCTCAGCTGAGCAGGGAAGCGATTATCTGGCAACGATCACGTACAAGAATTCCTCTGGGGTTCTGGTCAACTTGACCGGGTATACCGCAAGGATGCAAGTACGTCGAACTTTGTCTTCAGATGACGCTTATTTGCGCCTAACCTCCTCTGCCGGATTGGTCCTAGGGGGAGCTGCTGGAACTATTGGAATTACCATTTCTGCTGCTTCAATGGAAACGGTACCATCGGGAAGCTACGTCTACGACCTTGAAATTATTGACACAAACGGAAAAGTAACAAAAATACTCAAAGGGGATTTTGAGGTAGCCGGAGAGGCCACAAGATGAGTCAAATTACCGTAACAGAGAATGTTAACGAAGTAATTATTTCCGCAGGGCAATTGGGCGTATCACACGCAACGTATACCCATAATCAGGCTTCCCCATCGGCAACTTGGACGATTGAGCACAACCTTGGCTGCAAGCCAAGTGTAACAATTGTAGATAGCGCCGGCAATGTTCAGATCGGCGAGGTATTGTACGTCTCCGATAACGCCATTACAGTGTCATTCGTAAGCGCATTTGGCGGTTACGCATACCTAAATTGAGGAGTAAACCGTGAAGATACTGACGCATCTAGACCTAAGAAGCTATCTGGACCTCAATAAGAATGAGCTGCGCAATGCGGTCATTCAGGTTCTTGCGACCCCACCTGCTAGCCCTACTACCGGTCAAATCTATTACAACTCAGACTCTAACGACGGGGCCGTTGGCCTGCTTGTGTATAGCGGCTCCGCATGGGAAGCCGTAGGCTCTATTGACGGCATTGACGTTACCGGTCCAATTCAGAAGTCAACTTCTGGCGGAACGGTTACCATCTCTATCGCTGCCGCAAGCTCAGAATCTGCTGGCTCAATGTCCGCCGCCCACTACACGCTTGTTAATGGCGCAACCGATGCAAACACCGCAAGCACGATTGTTAAGCGCGACGCATCTGGCAACTTTACTGCTGGTACTGTCAGCGCAACAAGCGTAACCATCTCTGGTTCGGTTACCAACGCAACTGATGCGGCAACCAAGGCGTATGTTGACGGCGTTGCCTCTGGACTTGACGTTAAGGCGTCTGTCCGAGTTGCCACGACTGCAAACGTTGCCCTGGCCACTGCCCTTGAAGACGGCGACGCAATTGACGGGATTACCCTTGCTACCGGTGATCGAGTCCTTGTTAAGAATCAGTCAACTGGTTCCGAAAACGGTATCTACGTTGTTCAGTCTTCTGGCGCCGCAGTTCGAGCAACCGATGCTGATGTAAGCGCAGAGGTAACCCCAGGGCTCTTTACCTTCGTTGAAGAGGGAACAGCAAACGGAAACACGGGTTGGGTTCTTACCACCGATGGAACAATTACACTTGGAACAACCGCGCTTGTATTTACGCAGTTCTCTGGGTCTGGCGCAGTTACTGGCGGCGCTGGACTTACCCTCACTGGAACTGACCTTGCGGTCAACGTTGATGACTCAACCATTGAGATTGCCTCTGACACCCTTCGCGTCAAGGACGCCGGGATTACTGCATTTCTTTA